AGTCAATTATCATCAAAAGAAAAAAAATGACTTAGGAGTAATATATTATGATAAACCAAAGATGAAAGTTATTGAAGATTTTCAAGATGTTATTGCTGACTACAACCCTTCTAAGAATGTCACGACCAAAATGATAACAAAGTATGAGTTGGCAAAAGTTGTGGGTCTCCGATTGGAACAATTAGCTAGGGGAGCCTCAACATTGGTGACTGACATTGACGGTAAAGCCAGTTTACATGATATTGTCAGGATGGAAATTGAAAAACATGTTCTACCTTTTATGATTGTCAGGACTTTGCCTTCTGGACAGAAAGAATATTGGAAACTTGCTGATTTGTACATACCAAACATACTTTAGATCCTCCATCGGTTACCACAATTGAGACATGTAATGAATAAGGTCATTGGCTCATCGCAAGACCTTAACTGTAATTCCTGGAAAATACATTCTCGCTTCTTGCATTTGCCACACTTGAACTGATTTGTCATGGCAGCGGGGCGCTCTTCATACACATGTTCGTCTTTTTTCATTTTCTTGTCAATAGCATCTTTCCATCTATCAGGAAATATTGTTTCACGCCCAGTAAATGGAATGTCTTGAGGAAGAAACTCTGCTTCTTTCAACCTTGCCAATAGCTTTTGATTGCCTATATATGAATCCTTGTCAAGGTTTGCATAAATAGACCTTGCTTTGTCCATATAGAGGTTCATGAATTTGTTGTTAGCCCAATTTCTTATGATGCAATTCTTTTCAGCAAAGTCCAAACACCAATTGAAAACACCCTTTTCAAGATTAACAGATGATACATTATCTAATCCTAGCTGAATGTATTTCTCACGAACTTTCTCTCTAATTTCGTGTTGATTCATTGTGTGCATATACCCAACTTGTAACTTATTTAAGTCTATTTCACCTTTTTATCAAGATGATGTTGGTTTCGGAATATTACTTCACACCGTCAAATTTTGAGCAGGGGCTTATGCTACATACATGCCCGCACAAGATAAAAAGAATCCTTGAGAACTTTAAGTATAAGTATAAGTATCTGAAGCCACAAGAAAGTTTTATCAAGCAATACATCAAAGACAATATAGTCTATGAAATGCAAGTGAAAAGTGATCAGACCATTCATGATATTAAAACATACACCAAAAAGGTAGTAGGTGTGAACAACAATTGTAATGGTTGTGTTTGTGTAAAGTCTGAGAAACATAAATTACCAGCACATGCATTTCCCAGCTCATGTGATATTGATTCCATTACATACATCAGCAGATCCATTTATAGAAAATCCAACAAGATATACATTAATGTTGAGTATCACCAACCTGTGAAAAAAGATCCATTCTGGAAGTTCTATATCAATGTGAACTTTGAGGAGAATGATGATTACAATGTGATAAATATGGAACTACACCCAATCATTTCTGATATTCAACAATATGTATAGGTACCCACTTTTTGAATTTCTCACTATACTGACATTTGAATGGTTTCTTTTCACATACATTTGCATGTATAAAATGGTTATGCATGGATTTGCTGGTCTGGAGTGTGTTTACTGATGCGTATGAATGTATCTGCATAGATGATGCATCCTCATATAATTCGTAAATGTCTGGTGCATTAGTCTTCCGTATATAGAAAATTTTTTCAGTGTTCAATGTTTCTCGCTCCTCTTGGACAGCTTCAGGGACATCTTTCACAACTGTCTTTACATCATGTTGTTTGATGTCATTCATGAGTAAGAAGTTTGCTTTGGTTTTGTATTTTACCTTTGTCACCTTTACAATTAATGAATCATCAAAATTATACAAAATATCCTTGAACCGTAAATAAAAAGGTTTGAAATAGATCCCACGGCATAAGTATGGTAAACTTGAGGAATATTTGACAAGTTCTTGCATCTGATTTACCTTAAAGTATCGCTTTATGTAGAGCCTACAACATGCCAAGTCATCATGTGTATACATTTGCGACATGATTTGGTACAATAGATGTAGCCGTTTCACAAAACTCATATTTTCCATAACCCCGCCCTTGTAACAATAAATATCATTTACCAAAAACTGCCATTCATTTTCACTTGTTTTCACCATTTCACCATCTAGTAGGGTGTCTTTAAAAAGGTCTGGGCTAAACCAGAGCTTTGACAAAATGATACGGGGATAGAAGTACCCCTGTTGGATTTTCTTATCAATGAAAAATACTTGATTTTGGTAGTTATACTTTGTAAGATACAAGAGGTATGGATTTCCATTAGTCCTAACTGAAACAAGGTGTGGTATTTTATTGATATGTGGTATGATACCTTCATGAAATCTCTCATTATGCTTCTGAACAACTGTATATCCTGTCTTTTGCTCCAACAATTCTAACAATTTATGTTTAACTTCATCAGACCTGATATTGAATGCAATCTTATCACAAAATGATATTTCCCCCAGTTGCATGATGTTATAATACTAATAGGACTACTGTTATATAGTTTTTCAGCTCAGTTCCTGGTATGGTATAAGTTGTTCATCAAACCACTGTATGCTACTGTCTGCTCCTTTCATAATTGATACAGGTTCAGTTACAGGCTTCACACTAGGTTTACTCTCTGTAAAAACAAAATCATAGAGTTGTTTCTCTTCATCTTTTGCTGACTGTGTAGGTATACTTTCATAAGGTATAGCTTGATGCGGAGGTTCAAGCACCAATGGATCAGCCTTTTCCACTACTGGTGCTGATGTGTTAGATATGATTGTCTTATCCACCAAGTAGTTCTTAATTGTAAAGTGTAAAATCAGCATAATAAGCAATAACAGTATAAGATTCTTAACTGCAAGAGAGATGTAACTCATTTACAAAGATGTTATAAAAATTATTTGTTGCCTCTCACATCTCATCAAGAAAACTCAATTCACACTTGTCAGTATCATCATCAGATGAGGCATTGGCACCATCCTTTTGTACTACATAGTGCCACTTCTTATACAGTGTTAACCGTTTCTTACTCTGCCTCTCAAACACTGAGAACAAATCAACAATGTCAATAATTAGAGGGGTTTTGGTGCGCTGCTCCTCTTTCTGCCTCAAAATCCTGCCAACACTTTGTTCTATATCTGTTTTTGGGGTTGCAAATACAAGTGTGTCTAGTGATTTAACATCAAAGCCTTCACTTGCAAAGCTGTATGTTGCAAGTATTACTTTTTGTTTCTCACTATGAGCTAGCTCAACAGGAGACATTTTACCCATGTAAAACCCATATGGTATAGATATGTCAAGGAGTGTAGCAATATCTTTCAGCTGTGATTTCCTGTCAGATAGGACCAGTATATTACGATCTTCATCCATGACAGCTTTGTTGATTAGGTTTGCTATATATTTATTGCGTGGTTCATATGATGCCAATGTATTGATCATCCTTGCGATATTGGGTTTTCCTGAGTAAAGTGTTTCTTCTCGTCCATATTGAGGTGATTTGTCGGAAAATGCTTTGTATTGGACAATCACATTTCCTGCTGTCTGTTTCTTTTTGAACACTACTTTACCAAGGTACCATTCAAATATTTTTCCCATACCATCCTTTCGAACTATAGTAGCAGATAGCCCTAGTGTATACCGAAATTGTACTTTGCCAAGAGCCTGTGAAAATACCTCAGTAGCTGTACGGTGTACTTCATCTACAATCACAAACCCTATCCCATCAAATATATTCCTGTCATATTGTTTCATACTGAGGCTTTGTAGACTTGCAATAACAATATCTTTGTCAGCAACATCTATGACTTTTGCTTTTATCAGACCAATAGAAGCTGTAGGTAAGAACTCTGCAATGCGAGTCTTCCACTGCTCTATTAAAAATTCCTTATGAACAACAATCATGGTCTTTACAGACAAGGTGCTGATTATGTTCAATGAAATGACTGTTTTACCTGCACCACATGATAGATTGATAACTCCACCCATGCATAATTCATTCTTAGCAGCATCAATATACGCCTTTACAGGTGCCAATTGCTCTTCTCTTAGTATACCATTGAACGGTGTGTTTATCCTTGTGATATGGTCAAAGTTTGAGACACCTGGTTTCCCGAATTTTTCCAACCCATAATATTTTGGAATGTATATTTTTTTAGGTCCTTCCCTATATAAAATGATAGTAGGGGTAACATCTGTACTATTTATTGTATGAGGTGTCACAGTTAACGATTCTTTTAATTTATTCAACTCTTGAGGTGTAAGAGTATCTTTTACAATTCCATAACCTCTAGAAGAAAGAGAAGTAATCATTTGTCAAATCTCAAAACAAAATGACACTTTTAGGTAATATCCATTTTTTCTCACATATCGTTGAAGTCCTACAAATGCGTAATAAACATGGTCTAATTAGGAAAGACACTCAGATGGTCAAATTAGTAATGAGTTACTCGTATGACAACAAAAACATATCTTTGCAACATTTATTTGATGGAAAATATGAAACTGAAGAAGAACCGCTACATGAAACCTACAAATTCACTTGGAAAATGCAGCCAAAAATACTGATGAGCTTGTAATTGGATATGGTAATTGGAGTCGAAATTCAAATGTAATAAATACTACACCAACACCTGGAATTGGAATCAGACGACGATTAGAAAAACATTTCAAAATAGTAACTGTCAGTGAGTATATGACTTCACAGAAATGTCCATGTTGTAAACAAGAACAAAGCCTAAAGAAACATGTAATTGAAAACAAAGAGGTAAACAGAAAAAGATGTGGTGACATCACAACACCAACATAGAAGATATCCAATGTACCAATAAGGTTTATCCTCGTACATAGAGAAGTAAGGAAGCCTGCACAACCTGGTGTTCCAAGGCGTCACTGAAAACACTCTATATATGATACGATGTGTTGCAGAATGGGCATCGCTTGAAAAATCTAACCTGTTTTTCCTCACAATCTTTACAAATTTGTACAGCTTTACAAGTTTTACACTTTTGTCTTTCCATCACAGCATGCTCAAAGCAGATCTTACATTCTGTATTCTGTTTTGTTAGATTTAGTACCAACTTGAATGCTTTGTTATCAATGTTGAGCGTGTTGATAGTATACTGTGTGAACTTGCTTTCAAACAACTTGATAATTTCACTCTTGTCATTGATATGTGCAATGGCTCTTTTGATAGCCTGCTTTGAATTTGCAGTCATGGTTGAGCAAATAATGTTGATTTCTTTCCAGTAAGGTAGGTTGTTGCCATGGATAAGTTCATCTAACAAGAATTTTTGATTTTGGTTGTCACGGGTAAGTGTCTCTAAATCTGTATGATAGTTTGCAATCTTAGCGTTGAGTTGCGTTATTGTTGCTTGGAATTGTTTGGTAGTAATTGTAGCTTGCTTTTGTAGTTCATTGTTTTTTTCTTGTAGCTTGTGTAGTATCCATTTGTAAGTGCATTCAGAACTTTCTTGCCGTTCCCGATTGCGAATGACATTTTTTAAAACATCAATATCATGCAACATGTCTATGACTGATGACTGTGGAATGCATGCTGTTTTTTTGTTGAGATGCTTTTCATACTGCATATATGATGAGAATGTCTGATTACAAAGTTGACACTGCAAGACCATGTTTGTAGTGCAACCCTATGCAAACTGTATAATCAATTTTTTTCAGTTTTGAGTGATGTTTATTACCAGATTGACTCTAAAAAGCGAAAATTTAAAAAATCGTTGTGCTTTGTTTGACTTGATAAAAATTTATACTGTGTAACTACTATATACTATGTCCTACTAGTGAATAGCAAGCATATAGAAATTCAATTGCAAATCTTTTGCCATCTTCCTGTTTGGGTGGTATATATACTCTAGGACAGCATGTTGGATAATTATGGCTGCTGCATTCCGTTTAGCTGTCCATTTTCTCCAAGCTCTCTGAATCTTGATGGCTGATTTGATATACCCATCAAACGCAGGTAATTTTATGAATTTTATATCCTTGATGAAGACCAGCTCTTTTGTGTCAATATTCCATAAGGCTTCTTCAGTACTTTTATTGGTAATAATATTTGTAAACCTGACTAATTGCATGTTCATCATACAAGAAATGGTATTGTCTTTCTCGTATACAAAAGGATCAAATGTCGATATCAATTTACAGGATAACATGTCTGGACTCCATACACAGTTATCATCATATCCAATATCTGTTTGAACAATTTCAGTATATTTCTTATACTTGTCTGGGAACATGTCTTTTGGGAACATATCTCCAACCCATCCTGATGTCAAAGCTATATCAATTATATCAGTATTGACATTCTGCGCTTCCAGAGCATCATAGACTTGCCCAAAAATATCAAAGTCACTGGAGATAGATGACATATTTGCAGATGTAGTGAGCTAAATGTGATATTGAATCAATTTTTTGTGTTGTCATAAAATTATGTTCTCAAAACCACTGGAATACTACTAACCCAGAATGACAACTGTCAAAACACATATAATAAAAGCACACTATTATACAAATGGCACTTTTAGGTTATATCATTTTTCTTTCACCTATCATTGTAAGTTTCTTGGGTGTACGCATTGCTCTCATTACCACTATAGGGCTAATAACATGGCTCATCCGCAGTAGGGTGTACAATGCAACACTTCCCAAAAAACCTCAAACAAAAGAAAATTATGATCAAAGTAAGGTTTCAATATCAAAGGCACAAGATACACTGTTAATAACCAGTAGTAAATTAGATGGCATAATTCAAGGAGACTTTTTTGAAGTCAAAGGTTATACTGATGATAATTATAATAGGTACTATGATGGCTTATAGGGAGCAAAGTAGTATTTGCTAGAATCGTCAGTGCGCTTTCTGTTGTTCCTACTTACAATTGCAATAATCATAAACAAGTACACACCAACCATAGCGGTCAGTGCGCACCACATAATGATTGAATTTATGTTGAAGACTAAGCAACATCCAACAATGGCAGAGCATAGGAAAATCAGTAATATTGTTACCTGCATAATGAGGATAATGAATTGATGGTAATCAATGTTATTTTGTCGTTGATAAAATTCATATCGACTCTTATCAATACTCGCCCTCATATTTTGCTGTTGTTTAGAAGCATCTTGTAACTTTTGCTGTACATCTCGGCTAATATACTTTCCAGAACTCAGGTTTGAATTGATGAGTAGTAAACGGTATAGTTGTTGATTTGTGAGTGGCAGGATAAAGTCCAGAATCAATATTCTATATGTGTCAATATCTTTTGAGTTTTGACTGAGCAGATCTTTAATACCTTCTTGCAAAATAGCACCATCACCAACATACGACATTGTACTATATACTTGTGTATGAAAAATATCAAGTGTGACCTACTTTTTCAAGGTGATTACAACTGAGACAATACACACTGCAAGGAACAAAATCATGACTGATATCCAAACCCACATTGTAATAAAAGACCTCCTCTCTTGTGATACTAGTGATAGTTGCTTAACTACTGCTTTTTCAAGGTTTGATTTCATATTATCAATTTGACTTGTCATGGAGTATAGCTTTTGACTTCCTTGTTGGTTCTCTGATAACATTGTTGCAACTTGTGTAAAGTATGCATCATTACTGCCAACATTTACAAGCTTGCCTACCAGGTTTATTTCATTATCAATTACAGATGTGACCTTGGTTAAGTTAGCACTTGTAGTTGGGTATACCAATTGCAGTAGTAGCATCATAGTCTGCATCATATAAACTCTAAATGTCAAGACTGCTTGGTATTGTACCAGGAGTACATCAGACTTGCTAATGTTAACAGAAGCACCCACATCTTTGATGAATATGTTGTTGATAATGAATAGTGCAATGAGAAATGGTCTAAAACAAACAATGAAAACTCTTTTATCATATTCACTATATGTTGTTTCTCTCAGTTTGGTTATCACATTTTTACAGCTCAGTAGAAAGTCTTCTAACTTGTTCAACTTCTTATCTGCTGATGCATTGACTTGTTGGATTAAGCTATCAAAATAGTTGTTATTATAAAAAGACCCTTTGACATTGCAAACTTGGGTACATAGCTCCTTAAAGACATTCAAGTATGACATCTGTGTTATATTTGTCATCATATCATTTGAGTTCATTAAACCATCCTTTGATGACATACTCACATATATCATCCCTGCAATAGCTTGCCAACCTGATGGCAGGTTTCCTGGCTCAATAGGCTGAGTGCTTTTATCAATAGTAAAATAGCTATCAGTACTTGTAAAGTCTGGATAGCTATTGATATCTTGTTGTGTGCACAGGATTAAGGTGTCCCACTTTGTGACACTGCTGAATCTTTGAATAATATTAAGGAGTTGTTGTAGTAAAGTTGTGTCTTGTTGAGATATGTATGGGCTGACAGCCTGTACATTGTATGAATACAGGTCAACATTTGTAGCAGTCACAGCCATCTTATTGATATAGTACTAGAATAAGATTTACACGCAAATCCTGTAAAAATAGTGCTCTCCTGATGTAATAGGATAATGGATGATTTTAATAAGGTCGCCTGTCTTTGCATTCAAATAGCGTGCCATAGGGTCTGTTTTTAGGATCACTGGAAGCTGTGACTTATTCTTGACATTCAGCGAATTCATGATACTCTCTATCTCCTGCTTTTTCTCGCTTGGTATCAGGATGTGTTTGGGCACATATGTATGGTGTGAAATGTTGAAAACCAGCTCTTTGAGCTCAAAGACCTCCACTGATGATTTACTTAGGCTGAATGCCTCTAGATGTTCGTATAAGATTTTTAGGTTGGAGTTGGTACCTTTATCCTTCAGGATAACAATGCAGTGGTCAATGTTACTATCCTTTCTAACATCCTTCAGACAATCTTTCAGGCTTTGTGTTGAGAATCGTGTAAGAATGTAACATATCATAAGTTTATTATCAACATGGATACAAAAGGCAGACTTCATAGTTGCCAAAGCCTTTAGCTCAATTTCACCAACACCATTCAAATGATCCAACAGATATTGTAATGACTGATTATAATTTGTTTTGTTATTGGCATCATCAGAATCCATACGATCAAATATCATTTCCTTGATTGTGTTAAAGCTCTTGATGATCATACTTGAAGTTGTCATATCTTATGATATTGGAGGAAAAAGTTTACTTAAGTTCTCTTTAGGTATCAAATCAAATTTTCAAATTGTTACTATTCTTCACCTTCAAAGTGATGACGATCTCGTAACTTCCAACCTTTAAATCCCTTTGTATTATTGAACACCACAACTTTCATGCCAAGAGCTTTGATCAAATACCTTTCCAACTCAGTCTTTGTAGGAATCTTGATAATAGGTATATTATCTTCACGAACCCAAACCTTAAGTTCTTGGAAGGCTTCATTAATACCAATGAAACCAGAATCTTTCTTCTCCATGCAATTGTGGATGAAATCAGCCAAATGATCATTCTGGCGCTTATACTCACGAGTACAAGCAGTGACTTCTTCTGGTTCTTGAATACCCTCTAACCTGTATAACTTGTAATATTCAATCAGTAATGACATAAAATGTGCCTTCCACAGCTCTAATTTTGTACTTAGCTCTGTGTCAATTGGAAATTCATTCTCCTCAATTGGATTATCCACAAACCTTGATCCAAACTCTAAGACACGAATCCTACGCCATGTACCACCATCATCAGATGGGATAATTGGAAGATGGTTGCACAAGAGGATCATCTTGAATTGTGGCAAGAATTCTATAGGGTCTTTGAAAATGCCACGCGCCATAATCTTGTCACCACCACTTAGCTCCTTCATAAAACCACAGTTGATTTGTTCACCTTCTGAAGGTTCCTGCAAGCTTGCAAACCTCTTGCCTTTTGCCCTAGCTAGCTCAGATGTGGCAGCATTTGATGCAGCACGCTTGCTTGTAAGCAATGTAATGGGAAATTTACAGCAGTAATCTCCAAAGGCTTTCTCAAATAATTCTATAATCTTTGATTTCGAGTTTGAGTTGTGATGAACAATACCATGACAGTCTAAATATCTGTGGTTTCCATCAAGCTCAAAGCCATAAAATTTATCGACACATACTTCCTTGATTGTGAATGTAAGGGGTTCAACTGTTTGCTGTAGGATATTCACCTTGTAGAGGAACAAGTGTACTGACCCAAGACTTGATAAATGATGTATATAGTTTGAAACAGTAACATCAATGACTTCGCCATCAACCGCAAGAGATGGATGACTCATAAGTCCTTGCTTGAATATTTCTGCATTTTTTTGATCATTAAAGTAGTAGACATGTTTCCTGAGTACTGTATTAATATCATGCTCAATCCAATGTACAGACCAGATATATCCATTTGATGTAATTGTCACTGTATTGAGAACAGTTAATGATAACACATGATCTTCATTGACTGTAAAATCTGAATTATTAGATGTCTCAACTTGGTACATGTTTCCTGTACCGCGGAAGAGTTGTAGAACATTTCGTGGTGTGCCATTATCACCCATTAATTGCTCTCCAACCTTGATATCTTGTACACATTTGAAAGTAGTATCGTACATCATGATTGGGTAGTCATAGGCATGACAACCACTGCCAGTCCAGATGTGGAACTTTTGCTCCTTGATAGCACCATGTAAGAAAGTTCCAAACAACTTCATCATATACTCTCTCATGTATGGTTTGACTTGCACTTGAGCAAGGTATTCTTTGATACCAATAATGTATGGATGTGTTGGGTTATATGGAATATACTCATTGCCAGTACAGAATGTGATGTAGTCTTCAGGACGACCTTCACGGAATTCCAAAGTATTCAAGTCATAAACACCATTTGTAAATCCAAGTAGACCAGGATTACTGTCTAGTCGCTCCTCAAACTTTTCAATATAGAAGAGCTCAGCACATTCTCGTAAGATATTATCTTTAAAGTTGACATCCCTTAACTTTCTTGCAACTTGTGATAATTTGTCTGCTGTTGTTTTTAATGTTTCGCGTTCATCTGTTTGCTCAGACTGGATAAAGCGGTCGTACAATTCCTTGGCAACTGTTGCATACTCATTCCACACATCATTTGACATGTGTAACCGCAAACTGTATGCACAATCAGATGGTACCCAATGATGACTCTTGAATTCATACCAAGCTTTGCTCTTGAGTGAAGCACATACATATTCATGTTTGAACATATGATGAACAACCCTTGCCACATTGGTGTGTGCCAAATCCTTGCTGTCATAAATGAGCTTTCGTAGATCTGTTCTGACAATCTGTTGGTACCTAGTCAAGTTATCTTGTTTTGCCCACATGTGTAGACTACCAACACCTAATCCAACACCAACAATCATACGCCTCCACAAACTTTCACACTCTCCAGCTTTATACTTTCTTGAATTCCTACTGAACTCAACCCATTTAGGAAGTAGCCGATGGTCAATGTTCCGAAGACACCATCCTAATCGCATCCAATTGTTGTAGTCATCAGCACGCGAGGGATCTAAGATGTCAACAAGGTCACAAACTTGTTGGAAGTTGTCAACTTCATTCTTTGTTGCATTTTCTGTGTCAGTGATGATTTGTTTGGCTGTTTCCATCTTTTTCCTTCGTTGCTCCATCAGTAACTCATAAGACTGTATCTTATCAAACATGCTAACTTTTAACAAGGTCTCATCATACTTGTTCCTGATACTCATAAGCTCAACCAAATCAGAAGAATTCATATCCCTTTGTACATCCATCATTGTATTGGTAGCAGTATTCCACTGTACAATGCGTGTAACTTTGTAAGCTTCACCATCAACTTTGGAACTTCCATACATCAACCAGTTATTTCTTTCGATAACAGCCTCATCAACTATGTCATCGACACTGTTCTTTACTCCCATGTTAACGAGGATTGGCTTAAGCTTTGGTAGCACCAGGTCCCTAAGGACATATTGAGCAGACGGCTTACTGACAAGTAATGGAATGACAACATGAATACCATCCTTTTGGAGAAAGGGAATACCATCCTTGTCTTTTAGCAATGAAGGTTGTGACTTTTCCATAACAAACATGTCGAACGACTTCACATCAAACAGGGTACTCAGTTCATGACAATAAATTTGTAGAATGTTATCAACATGTTCTTTTGTGTACTGTCTTTGTTCTCCGCATTTGGGGTTAAACCTGAAATCTAAATCAATCAAAATCGGTGATATATGTCTGTGTTTTTCAGTGAGATGTATCTCTTCTCCTGCTTCAAGCACATCTTTGTATAATTTGAAGAACTCATTACTGCTATCAATTGGTATATAAAAAGCACCTGTAGGTTTCCCTAGACTGCTATGTGTAAAAGTGTTGCCTCTCTGCACCAGGTGCTTCAGGAGGAACTGCTGAAGTTTGAGAGACGCCATGGCATAATATAATCAAGTTCCTTTTAGGTAGTTTCAAATTTTTCAAATTCCTGTACGATACAGATTTTTAGACTGTCAAAATTCTCCTATATATTTACTAAAGCATGAGCCGTAAGAAACCTATAATTGATACAGAAGGGTATTGCGCCCCATCAGCAGTTAGGAACTACAGGTCTCACAAGAGTTGTTTTGATAAGATTGATCTGACAAATATTGCTGAAGTTGTACAAGTGGAAATAGCAAGTGAAAAGTCATTGCAAACTATATATACTGAGATCCTTGGCAAATTGCAATGTAAAGATGACACATGTGTTGTACAGAAACTGAATGGGACAGTTGATAACTTGTACAAGAAGCTAAGACCTGTGATGCGCGAAAGTTGGCTCATCACAAAAGATGAGTGGTTGAACAACATTGATATTGACAAGGTCATGTATCAATATGAAGAGTTTGATAGTAAATTCAAGTACTTAGGAACAGTTCCTTTAGACTTTAGTGAGCAAGTAAGAGGGTATTGTGTATCACAGAATATATGCACATTTTCACTTCATGAATTTTTAAATCAAGGAAAGGATAGTTTTGGACTTGTGATAAACCTTGACACACATAACAAGAGTGGATCACATTGGGTATCTTTATATGCTAGCTTCAAAACAGATGGAAAGTTTGGTTGCGTCTTTTTTGACTCATCAGGAGCCAAACCTCCTAAACTGTTGATAAAGTTCATTCGGAAAATTACAACACAGGCGCAGGATATTTTCAAGAATAAAACTTTTGACACCTGGTACAACCAAACAAGATATCAGAATGGAGGAACTGAATGTGGTATGTTTTCAATGGTGTCTCTCATAAAATGTATTGAACACACGAGTCATGACTTCCATAGTATCAAAGACTTTTTTGATAAATGGAAACTGAGCGATGATGATGTATTTCATTATCGCAAACTCTTGTATCGTCCACCAATAAAAGTAACAAAAAATAATATAAAAAACTGATATATCTATTTGTAAAACTAATCAGTTTTAACAATGCGTATAGTATCATGGAACATCAATGGTCTGCGGGCAATCCATACCAAACAGGGTCTAGAACAGTGTCTAAAACAACTCCAACCAGATGTACTTTGCTTGCAAGAGATTCGTTGTGATTGTAATACAGCATCAACACTGCTTGGTAGGTATAGAGAGGAATTCCCACACATCTATTGGAATTGTAGCACAGGAACAAAAGGCTATGCTGGTACAGCTATACTTTGTAAGGAGCAACCTATCAAGATTGAATATGGTTTTGAGAAATGTCCTGAAGCAATGAAATATGAAGGCAGAACGGTTACAATATGGCTCAAATCAGGTTGCATCATAGTATGTGTGTATGTTCCAAATTCTGGTTTACAAAGACATCATGCTCGCACAACAGAATGGGATATTGCATTTGCTGAGTACATTGGTTTACTTGTATCAGAGGGAGATGTTATTGTTTGTGGAGACCTAAATGTTGCACACCAGAATATGGATATCTACAACCCAACAACCAACCATAAAACTGCTGGCTTCACAGATGAGGAAAGAAACAACTTTGGTGAACTACTTTTGGCTGGTGTTGGACTGCGCGACCTATTCAGAGAAATCCAACCAGATACTGTCAAGTACTCATGGTGGAGCTATATGATGAAATCAAGACAGAGAAATGTTGGGTGGAGAATAGACTATTGCCTGGCTTCGGCTAATGTGAGAGTAAACAATTGTGATATTGCATGCAATATTCACGGTTCTGACCACGCACCTGTATGGTGTGAAATTGATACTAGTCACTAGGATAAACTGTATACCTTCTTGGTTGCTTAGGTGATTCGACGATAAACTCTATAATATGGTCACGATTTTGAAAGTCGTACAAATTTCCATCAATGTCATAGAATGATAAGCTTATTTTGCTAAGCCTTGATATAGGAATTGGAAATACTTTTCTTATTGACCTTTTATTTGACTCATATGATTTTTTATAAAGTACCGCGAAACTTTTGTTAATGACAGATGTTATACCATTATTGACATGCATTGCATCTATGTGGATAATAATTTGATCATCATCATCTTCAAGGTCTGAAGCATAAGTAGATGTAACGGAATGTTGACCTACTTTAATATCAAACACACTCTGAAAATTCCGACAACCAAAGCCTAATTTTCTCAAAACACTATCAGGTGCATAATCTGTGTCCATGCAATTTATCAACTCAAAGCCCTTGTTACACATGATTGTATAATGCATATATTTAGGTACATATAGTACAACCCATTGACAATCTTGGAATGCGTCATTGAGTACTGCCTGTAAATGTGCTACAAATTCCGTATGTTTAAATTTCCCGTGTTGTAGTGCAATAGCATGTGTCACATTATCAATACGAATGTGTATCATGTTACACCCAGCTCTAACATTGTAAGGATTAAACCTCATATTAGTAATCATGAGCTCAGTAGCAGTAACATCTGTCATATCATTCACAAGGTTCACTGTGTAATTATTTGGTAAAGGGTATATACTCTTATTCCTTTCATTACTGTTGATGACATGACATATTTTTATACTGTCCACTTCTGAGATTGATTGTGGAGCAGGCTTAATCACAGTGCTATTTTCAAAGCTGAAAGAATCATAATTGATGACTTTGTTGTTGAAAGCAGACATGTTAATTTAATAATACATAGAGTATTGTTTGTTTTGAGCATACGATACCAAATTCCAGGTTCCATTCTCCTGACTTGATCAAAACCCCGCCCTTTTTTTGAGCAAATTATTTTCAGAAAAATTGAAAACACTTAAACAGGATATTCGTCAGGATTATCAACATGGAGCTTACAGTGATTGATACCAATGAAAAGGCATACATGCTAGGATTTTTTGCAAGTGACTGTGTTGTGCTAGATAGTAACAATGTTTTGACTGTGACTACTCCCAAGTCGAGCACACGCATGCTTAGCCAAATGCATTTCTATCTTATTATACATACCCTAATTGATCGAGATAAACTAATGATAGATGCAAATGATGATACTATGGTTATAAAATTCAAAACCAAGTCTACTACATTGTATCATGACATATGCAAGCATCTCCATAATGAGACAAAAAGACTGAAATTTCCAGAATTGGAAAGTAAAGAACTCCAATTGGAATTTATCAAAGGTTTCTGTGACTTTAGTGGATATATAAAGTCATGTTATGATGATAATCACATAGAGTATGGTATAACTTCATCATCACTATCTTTGTTAGAAAGTATCAGAAACTTCTTCAATATTCCATCAAAGCTATCAGAGAATACTCTCGGGTTTCTTGATACCAATGCAATCGACTTCTTGGGAATCCTGTACAAAAAGATGTCTCACTATCAAGATGTGAAGTGGTATGAGAAGTATGTAGAGATGACATGTACACATCAACAAAGACAGAAGTTACCCAAGTGTCTTGTTCAGAAAACAGATATCAATGCAGTAATTCCTTCAAAGACTAAAGAGTCTGATGCTGGGTATGACCTTACTGTTATCAAAGAACACAAGAAACTATCAAAGATGGTGACACTATATGATACTGGAATCAAGATATGTGTACACCATGGGTATTATGCAGAGGTTGTACCACGAAGTTCACTGTCAAAGAGCGGATATATGTTGGCAAATAGTATTGGTATCATTGACAGAAATTACACAGGCACAATACTGGTTGCACTTGTCAAAATAGACCCAGATGCACAAGATATTGAGTTACCATTCAGATGTTGTCAACTTATATTCCGTCGCCAGGTGCATATGAACATAGAAGAAGCAGAAAATGACATGAAAATTCAACCCACAACACGCGATGCTGGTGGTTTTGGTAGTACTGGACACTAGTCATGTTCCAGTCTTTGTTTAGCAATGTAACAGTTTTATCTTTTATAATGTCAAATGGGTGCTCAAGACTATGTTATCAAAAAGCAAGAAGTAATAAAACATGATAAAATAAAATACCATAAGGATATTGTCATTGACAACGCTACAAGTAAACATGCCTACAACAAAGATTTCGTTCATGTCAATAGAGAACTACCAAACACTTCTCAGTACTTTTCAAAAGTATATCCAAAATGAACACTCTGTATACCTACCGAGTGATAGTATTGATTCAATGAAGCAGCAATTATACCAAACAATGGTATCCATACAAACAAAATATCCAGGTGAAACACCTTTGAAGGAGCTCAACTTGCAGTGTTTGAGGTCTTTGCGTGATGACTTCTTTGCAAATAACAACATCGTTCCAAGTCAAAAACCAACTATCAAAACACTGAATAGAGACCAAGATGTTTATGGAAACCGTGAAATTATATCAAATCCATTACAACCTCAAATGAGCCCTAGCAATAAAGAGTTAACGACACAGCATTTTGACATTATGATGAATGAAAGGAATAAAAAGAAGGAAGATACACCATACCTACCTGTACTGACAAGCATTAAAGAAGATCCAGCAAGTACTGAAGATTTGCTTGCAAAAATGCAGATGTATGAGACTACAAGATTAACTGATTCTATTGCAATCCAATCGGAGCATGGCGATCCTGCAAAGCATGATCCAAAGGCTATATTTGCTCAATTTGACTCTGAACTGACAAAAAAAACTGGTAATGAACTTGAAGTTCCTACAAGCTCAACAACTCTTATCCCTGCTAACACAATTACACGATCTGTACACCGCTATCTTATGTTATCTGGTTTTGAAAGACAATGGGATCAATTTCCATATAGGTATTCATTTACATTAGATACTGACACTCTTAGCAGTACACTGAAAAATATCACAGAATTGCGTCTTACAAAGCTCATTATTCCTATGCAAGGACGCGGAAAACCTGATGCTGGCAATACAGCAAATTTGTCAATTCCATCAACTATCAATCAGTATGGGTTGAATGTACCTTATCTTGTTGTTGTAATTGACCAAATCAATAGTGTCTACCATAGTATAAGCCTAAAATCTCGCCCCCTAAACAGCCTCTTTGTATTTGATAAGTTCTTCTCATCAGATAATGGTAGAGGCTATATTCTGCTGAAGCCTTGCCAAGATGAAGTGACAAGTTTTTACCCAACACCACTTTCTTCATTGCCTAAACTTACATTGTCTATTCTTAAACCAAATGGAATGCTGTATAACATGAGCTCAGACAAGCTATCAATCACATCACTTATATATTCACCATTAGAAGCTAACAGGTTATACATTCGCCTTGTGACCAAACAGTATTTTGATAGAAATGAATTGACTGTAGGAGACAATATCCTTGTCAGGGGGTTTACTCTTCCTTCTGTTCAAGAATTTGCAGATAATTTGTTTAGTACACACGGATCATCAGTCTCTCAACAAGATAAAGATACATATCTAATAGGCAAGAAGCATTTGGAAGATTTTATGAACCGACAGGAAGGACACGAAGTACAGGCAACTGGAATATCATCAATCAACAGTACTCTTACTAGAGAATTCGCAATCTTTATACCAAGAATTTTAAATGATCTGACAGGTTCCTTTGAGATTGACAGGGATATATCTGGTACCCTTAATACATATCTTGGAAACACAGCTAATGATGTGTATACAAATTTTGACAAAATAAATTTACAAGATGAAGCCAAACTTCTAAATATGTCCCTTCAAGTATCCCTATCAGCAACTGTCACCACTGCTGCATCTGACTTATCAGGTTTGCATGTCAAAATCACCTAATATCATTCATACATAACTACTTTGGGCTTTGTATCAATATCCATAATAATTCCAATTATACGATATACATTTTTATACATGAGACCTTCATCTAAAATCTCATATGTATCCTTTAGATAGTATACCCTATTACGAGTTCTTTTATTTTCAAGCACACCTATTGACCTGTTTTTAGGAACCTGTTTAGTCTGTTTCTTAAGCACATTATCAGATACATCATCATTGATACTACGATATGAATAGAGCACATCCTTAGGCTGACCAAAACCCTTGGGAACACGGGTGCAGACTACATTGTTATGTTTATGAGTATATAGCATACAATCAACTGATGCTGATTTCATGATGTTGTTTAAAGCATTGGTAATAGCTTCCTTCTTCTCAGCAACTTTAAATATGTAGTCATCAGATGTAAGCCCTTGTTCTCTGTTTTTGACAATCTCAGAATCTTGTTGCTTTTTAGAAAATGCCATCATGTACATGTAAACCGAAACATTTCTTTTATCAATAGGTAGTGCAAGATGCGAACCAGCTCTGACTGCACGACCAATAACCTGTTTAATCCTGACATTGTTCCAAAATGGTTCCATAATATGCACACTCCTCACATTTTTACAAGAAATACCTTCTGCACCGCTTTGTGTAATCATCAATATCTTTGCAAACTTTCCATCCAAATTATGTGGTGCATTTTTTAGGTCATTTTGTAATGACTGAGGAAGCACATCATAATTGGAATTGAACATCTGCAGTAACATATTGTTTTTCTCTTTCTCTGTGCCTGAAGATGAAAATTCAACATACTTTGGCTGTAACAGAGAATCAGCAGGAGTTGTCAGCCTCCAGTGACCATCTTGTTTGGTAATATCCAACTTCCTGAAACCCTTACTTTCAATGTAAACTTTGAAAAGTCCAAGACCTTCCACTTTTCGAAACTGTGAGTACAGGATACATGTCCCTTCTTGATTTTGAATATTCTCATAAATGGACACAAATTTGGGGCTTATCTCTTTCATTTTTGCTTCCGTTTTGAAGTACCCTTTGGTGATTACCTTTTTGATAGCCTCTTGAATAAGCTCATCATAACTAGCTTTTTTAGGTTTTCCTTGTACTGCTTTGTCTTCTACTTTTTTTCCTTCAAGTGCTTCTAGTGCACCTTCAACTTCATCTGCATCCTCATCATCATAAGTCATCTCTTTTTGGACAAGATATTTAGTACTTGCTGGTCTTGGTCTTGCAAATGGGAACATAAAATTACACATGGCACGAGACAGACATCTATAGTAGTTTGGAGATGTCAATTCCTTTTGAGCCTGTTGAGAACCAGTCTTTTTGTTCTTCATTTCAAGCTCAAACTCTTTCTGCCTCACATCCATGTACTCTTTATAAATCTGGTCAGGCATCTCAATCTTTACATACTTTGTTTCATTGAGAACAGGGAATTGTTGTATATCATATGCTTCATAGTGGGATATCAGTCCCTGAATTCTTCGTTCCAACATCATTGGATTTACTACTGGGTTTGCATTCTTGATGGCAGCTTGAAAATCAATAAACAGTGCGTTGAACACTTCTTCACTGTCTGGTAACAAAAGACTTGATTTAATTTTTATTTTTCCACGATCCCCACAAATTTCTTTGATTTCCTCAATCAAGGCTCCATGTGATGTATATTTATCACATGCTTTTACAAGGTGTTTCTCCCTGTCATGCCAACTAAAGCCTACAGGAAGAGGTATAATATCAACAACACCTGCAACATCATTAACTTCAATAAAATCAATCCAGTCATGTTTCTTCAATTTGTCCACAATTTCGCTCTCATCAAGTTCCAGAGAACATTGAAAGTATGTTAGTTTTCCTTTTGCAAGGTTACATATATATGCCAGTTCAATTGGTTTGTTAATGATAGGTGTACCAGAAAGTAGCAAAATTTTGCAAGATTGACATGTTAAAAGTGCATTGTACAATACTGATATAATCTTGGAGTTGTTTACAACTTTTGATACAAAATTATGTACTTCATCAATGATCACAATGTGCTTTTGGAAGCCATCAAACTTTGCAACTAACTTTTTTGCATCACTTTCAGTCCTGACTCCATTATAGCGCACAAAGTTATACCTTGCTTGAATCATATCCCTCAATTGATCATCAATACCTTTCTTGTCTGCTTCTTTCAGAGTGTTATAGTTTGTCACCTTACCATTTTTCCTCACCCAAATTCCACCAAGTGACTTGGTAGTAAGTTTGCTTACTCCTAGGATTTCTGCATCGTTCGCAGCCTTTTCAAACTCATCTTTGTTTGATTTAGATATAAAAGACCATTCACCATTCAACAGGAAGTGCCGATTGGCACATTGTTTGATTTCTTGAATGTAATTGCCCTCTAAAGATGCTGGAACCATTACAACAATTTTATAATCTGTTGACAGTGCTTCTGCAACAGCTATTGATGCTCTTGTTTTACCTGTGCCTAAGCCTTGGTAGAGAAGTAGGCTTCTATATGGGCTTGATGATTGCAAGAAGTTTAGTGTCACTTGTTGATGTGGAAACAATGAACATGTTTGCTCAGTGTTTTGGACATCCTTTTTAGTGAACCGTAATTTAGACCCAACCCAATCCTGAAGACCCTTGTACTCCACTGGTAACCACTCTTTTGGTGTTGTAACTGGCATATAACCAGCTTGAACTACTTGTTGTGTCATATCTCCTCATATCATATGGTAAGAAATTTAGACTGCTTTGAGTATGAATTGGTATCACATTGAAGATCTTTTGAAAACACTATAAGGTGATTGTTATACATGTATACATGGATACAATGGCTACAAGTGATTTCAACATTGTCATTGACTCAAGAGAGGCTACAGTGATATCTCTATTGCAAGGTAAAGTACATTTTGCAACACAAAACCTTGATGTTGGGGATATTATCATTAAAGATGGGGAAACCCCTGTGGCTATCATTGAGCGCAAGACATTACGAGATTTGGCATCTTCAATCAAAGATGGAAGATACAAAGAACAGAAACTGAGATTGCTATCATATAAGCTACAATACCCATCGTGTCTTACAGTGTTGATGGTTGAAGGTGTATGGGCTTTTGATGATGATAACTTGTTTGAAAATATGCCTTCAAAGTCAATCAACACTGTACTTTTCAATAATATATTTAGTAAGGAAATCAATGTAATTCAAACCCATGACTGTCATGCAACTGTAGCATCCATTTTAGGCATGTTCAAGAGATGTAAAGATAATCAATTGGGTGAAAAGACAGTACAGCCATCAGCAGAATATCATCAAGATGCCTTGATAAAGCAAAAAAAGAAGGACAACTGTGGTCCAGATAGTTGTTTGATATTTCAACTTTCATGTATTCCAAACATTTCAGTGAAAAAAGCTCGACAGATATGCACTACTTTGCAATGTTCTAACATGTTAGAGCTCTATGATAAATTGATATCACCAGAAAAGGCTGTATCTACGCTATTGGCTGTTGATGGCATAGGTAAGAAATTAGCTACTACACTTGTTTCATACATCTACCATACAAATTGAAGATCTTATCTCACATGATGAATTGAAAACACTATAAGAGCAAAGTTTGTAGTCTGTAATATGACATCAGACCTTCCATACAATCCTTTGAATATATTGCTGACGGTCGAAGACCTGAAGCATATCATTCAACCATATACTGATATACCAGTCAGTAATATTGGGCTCTACCGTAATGCCTTTGTGCACAAGTCATATTGTACCAGGAAAAATGAAAACTTTGCAAATGGCAACATATTATGCCCGCAGAACTGTCTCCCATTACAGGAGGAATCAAATGAAAGACTGGAGTTTCTTGGTGATGCTGTCATCAATCTTATCATTGGCAACTATCTATACATTCGGTTTCCTGATGAAAGTGAAGGGTTTCTAACAAAAGTGAGGACAAAGTTAGTGAATGGAAACATGCTTGCAGAGTTGGCAAAGTATGCAGAGTTGAATCCGTTCATCATAATAAGTAAACAAATAGAAGACAATCGCGGACGCCTCAACACAAAGATACTAGAGGATACATTTGAGGCTTTTGTTGGTGCAATGTATTTAGACTTGGAAAGTCAGAATCTAAATGCTACAAAAATGGTTGGTTCATGGTTGATTTCTCTTATAGAAACAAATATTGATTTTGTTGAATTGCTGTTGACAAATTCTAATTATAAAGACAGCTTTCTAAAGTATTATCAACACACTCATAATCATTTGCCAAAGTTTGTAGAGGTATCTGCTGATTCCACCAGTACAGGTAAAAGATACAAAGTTGCAATCAAAGATAAAGAAAATACTATTATTGCTATGGGGACTGGTCCAAACAAAAAAGCTGCTGAAAATGATGCTTCTTATAACGCACTTGTTTTCCTTGGACAACTATAGAACTTATTGTAGTAATCCACCTACATATGTCTTTTTTGAGTCTAAGATACTTGTACCATACTCTTCATGCATATCAAATGGTAAAGCCGTATGTTTCTCACCTTCTAGGAAAAAGTTGTTCATTTTACATGCAATGTTCATATTATCTCGATTCCTTATTTGCACAGCTTCAGCAAGTTGATTTTGTGGACGGTGATCTTGCTGTAATGAGTTATCTATATTTTCTTTACTATATGAACACATCTGCGACTTTGGAAGCTGAAGATATGATAGGGTAAATGGATCACTGTAATCTGCAAATCCTCGTGTGTAGTATGTATCACCAGGGAGTACATTCACAGTCTTCTCAACAGATTTTGTACTAGCACATGTAGTTGTTGAATTCTTTTCACTCTGTATACCTTTAGCTGATTGATTTGAGTTGCTGGACTTGTTCATATCTGTATTTTTGGATTGAGTCACATTAGCAAATTTAGTTGAGCTGTTATTATTAGGATTATTACTAACACCATTAGCACTGTTTCCAGATTTGCTGGAACTATTAGATTGTACACTCTTGTTATTACCTTCTACTATTTCACCACTTGCATTCGCTTTCATTATGTTATCAATAGCCCTAAAGTTCTGATTATCAAACTCCCTAAGAAGGAGAATTAAATTTGTTAGCCGATTATCATCTAGATTGTATTCAATGTACTTTGCTTTTAGGTAAACTTCATAATAGTCTTCTGGTATCTTGTTTAATCCATGCACATTGCCATATAACCTTCGTACCTCAAGGGTTATTTGCTGGTCTGTGATATTTGAGTGAAGTTGAGAATTTACAACATTTGATTGATTTTTTTGCAACATTTTATACTCACTAGAAGCAAAGAGTAGCTCTCTTAACTTATCTAGTGTAAAATCCTTGTCTTTTAGTAATTTATATGCATAGAAAGCAAGCTCTTTTGAACTTGGCATCCTGTCAAGGACATTGTTATACACAACTATGATACTGTTGTATGTCTTGAGTCTCACTTGTGGATCTACATCTTGGGTTTGTTTGAATAAAGGGGAACTATAAACATCAATACCATCCAGCATAAATGTCTGATCATTGCTTGCAAGGGATGTTACTTTTAGGCTGTCTGAATTTTTGATTGCAGCAAGTAAAGTGCTTGTATCACCTGCGTTCTGCATTACCTTGGAGTACTCAATATACTCCTGCTCACTAGGGTCACGAGCAAGATAGTTACGGAATGCTGTCCTGATCACTTCATTCTTATCGGCATTCTCAGTAAACTTTTCAACCTGTTTCTGGTTTGCAACAATAACCAATGCCATTAAGCAAATCACAAATAAGAAAATCGTTACCTGACAAATTCGTGTACAATATTTCCACATAGTATTCTATCGTAAGACAAGACAATTTGTTCTTCAAGTTACAATCTTGGCACCAATACTCATTGTTTGTACCTCCTGTAGAAGCAACTTACAAGCATATGGGATGCGTACCTCTGTGAAGTGTGTGGTGTTATTGCAAGGCTTGCATTCATATATACCTTCATCAGGATTGACATTTGCCATTATACCACACTTCTTGCATGCAAACACTCTGTAGTTGTCACTGTTATCCATGGTTCTTTCCTTAAGGAAATGCATTGTCCCATGAGCCCAGTTACACTCAACTTCCATCTCACCAAGACGCAATCCACCATCTCTGGCTCTCCCTTCTGCTGGCTGCCTTGTAAGTAGCACTACTGGACCATTCTGAGCTCTTGAGTGTATCTTGTCAACTGTCATATGCTTCAGGCGTTGGTAATATGTTGGTCCCATAAAGATGTCACATGCCATCATTTCACCTGTACGGCTATTATACAATATTTCATTACCATATCTTTCTATACCCGTCTTATCAAGTGCTTTTGCAATATCTTCAATGGTTAGCTCTGTGAATGGTGTGGCGTCCCCAGTTGTACCAATTGCTGTACAGGCTTTGCCCATGATACATTCCATGAGTTGTCCAATAGTCATCCGACTTGGTATAGCATGTGGGTTGATGATAATGTCAGGCGTCATTCCAGTCTGTGAGAATGGCATATCAGCTTGATCATATATCATACCTACAGTCCCCTTCTGACCCATCCTACTGCTGAATTTATCTCCAATTGTTGGTATCCTGTCACTTCTTAGCCTTACTTTTGCAAATGTATACCCATCACCATTGATATTTGTAAAAAGGTTATCATTGTATGCATTCCTATCAATGTAGCCAGCTTCGTTGTTCTTGAGAGCTATACTTGAGTCTTTGTTTGATATGACACTGCCATTTTTCTGTGGCATACACTTGCCAATGATAACATCACCACTTACTACAAAGGTGTTCTCTGATACAAATCCATCCATGCTGAGCTTATCATAATTGTATGGCTTTAATGATTTTGTCTTTTGAGGGTCTGGACAACAGTAGTACTCTTCTTCACCTGTTGAGTGGTTTTTTGTATTCTGGTCTTTGTATGTCCTGTAATATGTAGATATGAACATACCTCTGTCCACAGAGGATTTATTCATGATGATACTATCCTCTTGATTGAAGCCTGTCCATGTAGCTATTGCCACAATGATGTTAATACCACAAGGTAGTTTGTCTCCATTAATAAGTTTTGCAGCTCGTGTTTGAACCAATGGAACTTGTGGGTAGTTTAAGACATGACCAATTGTATCAAACCGTTTGCGGAAATTACTTGTATAGACACCAATTGCCTGCTTTCCCATTGAAGACTGGTATGTATTGCGTGGCGCTTGGTTGTGGTTGGAGAACGGAATTGAGCCAGCAAGCACACCTAGGAAGAGAGATGGGTCCATCTCCAAATGGGTGTAGTTGATGGGATAACGCACACCTTTGAAACCCTTTTCTAGGTCTGAGTATCTCATAGCAATCATAGAAGTATTTGTTTCTTCAACATCTAGATACTCAATTAGTGATTCTCCGCATGTACCATGTACAAGGTCGTGCCACTTGACTTGATTATGCTTTATCTTTTCAGTCAACTGAGGTGTTAACCCAAGCTTGTTCTGGTTGATGATGTACACTGGTCTGACACATCTACCACCTTCAGTACAAATCCATATCTCATTTTTTGGTATATTCCATTGAACACTGGTATAAATGTTGATTGTGCCGACACGCTTCCACGCCTTCACTTGCTTTACCAATTCATGTGGATTTAGATGCGAACCAACTAGGTCACCATTTACAAAAACACGAGTTCCACTGTTGAAAATATCTATCTTGCCTGGTGTGTAAACCTTTAGACCAGAAGTTTCTTGGTATAATAGTTCGCGTAAGTATGTGGAGTTTGATGATACTGTGATACCTGCCATAATTGCCAGGTTCTTCACAAGCCCAACACCTACTCCTTCTGGCGTCTCACTTGGACAAATAATGCCCCATTGTGTTGCATGTAGTTTGCGAGGTTGTACTAACTTTCCTGTTTTTTCAATGGGTGTATTAATCCTACGCAGATGAGAGATTGTAGCGCTATAAGTCATCCTGTTGAGTACCTGGGCAACACCTTGCTTTGTCTTGCTTGACTTGATACCCCAATTACCAGTAGCCAATCCAAACTTGAGCCCAGATTCAATAGTAGTTGACTTGATGATTTTTGGAATGTTTACCTTGTTGATAACATTGATGAATTTCCCTGTTGCTTTCCATGAACCACTACTAATATCTTTTTGAATCATGTTGCGCATATCTTTCACAACTTTGCCATATAACTGCCTGAATAGATTAGCCATCAAGATACCAGGTGTGTCAATACGCTTGTTGATGTATGAGTCTCTGTCATCAAACATATATATGCCAAGGTAACATCCTAGCAACTTATTTACCATGTATCCCAAGTACATTGCCTTCTTGTCAAGATTGGTACCCACATGAGGTAAGAATTCATTCTCCAGGATGTTGGTAAGTATGCTGATACGATAAGGCTTAGATGTAATGAGCTCCTTTGGATGTCCATTAACATTCATGTACCTGACAAGATACTCTCTAGCATCACGCATACACATGATATTGTTACTTTCCTCAATGCTACCCACTAGCTCAGTACACATGATATGATAGTTAGGGTCAGATGGGGAAATGATGTAGTTGATGATGTCTTTGTCACTCTCAATCCCAAGAGCACGGAACAATATGAATAAAGGGACATCATGCTTGATATGATGGTTATTGACACGGATGTATCTACCAAATTGGTTGGGCTTGGAACTCAATTTCAAGGAAGTTGTCTTTGGAACACTAAATCTGTTTTCAATTACCGACCTGATTTCTGCTACATGGGAGTATGTTGATATTTTGTTATTGACAAATACATAGGTTTTGTTCTCTGCTATACGGTCTTGTGATATAACAACCTTCTCATTTCCGTTAATAATGAAATAACCTCCAAAGTCATACCGACATTCATCATTTTGCATTGTTGGACATGTCTTCAAGATACAATACCTAGATCCTACCATAACTGGAAGTTTACCTAATCCTACATTTTCAATTTGTTTCTCCTCTGTTGTATACTCATTGGTTACGGTATTGAAAATCTTTGCTGTAATGTGTACATCTACAGTGAGGTTGGATGCATAAGTGACATTACGATTCCGTGCATCAGTTGGTGTCATGGGCTTTGTGCTACCATCTTTTTCAATAATCATAGGCTTTGACATTGTAGGATTTGCTAAGCGTACATACAGAGTGTACATGAAACATTGTTGTTCTGGCAAGAACTGATGATGAACCTCTATCGGATTGAAACCTTGTAGAATATCATCTATTTTGCGGAAAACAAAGTCATTGTAGGAGTCGATAAGATGCTTGACGAGCTGATACCCATTTTTTTCTGTGAAATAACAATCCAACAGCTTCCATGTTGTTTCATAGTATTCAGATTTGGTAAGCAGGTCTGCCATCCTCCAGACTACTGTTTACTATACAGCAAATCCTTAAAGTGGTTTCAATTTTTTAGTTCATCTAGGTCTTGTAGACAAACTGGGCAACTTTTATGCTCACCTAACCATTTTGTAATGCAACCCTTACAGTAGATGTGGTTGCACAATGTTATAACTGGTTCCTCATTAGCAACATCTTGGCAGATTGGACATATACCTTCATGTGTATTAGATGTAGGTTTTATCACATTGTCAATTTCAGATATGCCGACAGACACTTTACCTAGAGTTTCACCAATCAGTGTGTTTAGCTCATAATCATTAGCATTTACATACCCTGTGTCATGACTCCATACAATAGTCATTAGTGATTGATGTTGTGTCCCACGAGGTAAATAATTCTCATCATTTTCATCACCACCTTCCTCAATATCTTCATGACCTTCCTCTGCAAGTTCCTCTGCTGCATCTAAATGAAACCTCTGTAACGCATTCAGAGCAGGGTTTAAGTTTATCCTTACAATCTGTCCAATGTCATGATCATGATATTGAAAAAACACAGGTTGTCTACTTGTGCAAGTATGTAAATGTTGTTCATACTGATCAAAGTGAATCAGCTGGTCACAAAGCTCACATGGTACAAATTCAGATTGCTCCATTATTCACTCTTTACACTATACTCTATAGATGAAAACAAAAATGAAAATTCCTTAGACCATTTTCACTTGTTGAAAAAGTATATTCATCAATGCAACAATTCTTTGGCAGACCGCAACATGTACTCTAGTGCAAATTGTGGTTTATTTTGTTGGCATATTCTTTCATCACACTCAGCAAGGAGAGATATCACTTCTATTGCTTTTCCTGTATCACTTGGCAAATTATCAGATAATACTTGTAGAATTACATCTGGTGTATAACCGTTAGATAGTAGTGAGTTGAGGCTTGTTGTGATATCTACAGAAGCTATGGATTTTAAAACACACTCAGTGATATGGCTCATATCATTTACACCTGATTTTATCATGATGAACATCATAGTGATGTCATGTTGTGCTTTTTCCATGTAATCTGTTACTTGTTCAGTTGTTAATTTATACTTTTTTCCAAGATCATATGCCATTTCTAATTGGTTCATCTTTATAGGAAATGACAAATACAGGATAGATCTCAATATTGTATTTGTATATGATGGTTTAGATGTGGTTAATATTATTTCTGTAGTTTGACTGGCTTTCTGAACAACTTCCTTCAGCCTCTGTAGATTCTTAACTGTAAGTACATGAATGTTGTGAATAATAAGTGTTCTACAACTGTGGTTAATAGATTGATTTGATGTCAAATTTTTAATGAAATCACATACTACTTTCCTCTGAGAACTATCAAGGGTTGAGCAGTTGATTTCAATATAAAAAGGATGAGACATGTATGACATGTTTGTATCTTTAACCTTGAGGTCAGCAGATTGTACATTTATCACTTGGCTGAAACTGTAGTTATCTACTTTGTATTTAGACACTATCATTTTCATGATATAAACCTTTGTTATCAAATGATTCTGTATATAAATAGATGTTGCTGGTAACAAACTGATATCTGGGCTCAAATACCTTTTCGCAATACAATCGTGATTTATATACCTATCCAGATGCTCATAAACAAATTCTGCTAGTTCCTCCATTCTTTTATCTATTGAATGAATGATGTGTTTATGTACTTGGCTTGTCTGCCCAGAAGTCAATTGAAGGTATCAAATTTTTACCATAAGCTGATGCAAGTAAAATTTTGTCTTGGCTTTGTATTGGTAGTATGTTATTATAAAACATTGCAGATGTGCGCTGTGTTGGGTATGTTAGAGACCTAAATTGAATACTATCGCATAACTTGATTGATGATATCATTTTCTTACCATCCTTGGTAAACCAAATCCACAAGGTGGGTGGTACAATTTCCATTGTAGCAGAATAATAGGAATTAGGGATGTTTACATCAATCATACATTTCTTGTTAATATCCAGCTCTACATTACCTTTGCTTGAGTTCTGGAAAGCAACATCTTGAGATGGATATGGAAGTCCACTACCTGTAAAGCTCATACCTCTTGTTGCTGGTGATGCTGCTAGGTAGTTGATTGATGGACCAACATTTCCCCAAAATGAGAGTTGAATATTGACCCTGGAACCTGTAATTTGGACAATCGCAGAATATTGTTCTGTGTGAGTGTTCATATTATGTTTATGAAAGATTTTTATCAGGTTGTTCCGTAGAACCTACCTTGACCGATACCATTTTGGTCATTAGTTACAACTGAGCAAACATTCTTATCACATTTGACAATAGTTTGTTCAGGCAACATGGTACCCTGTGTGTTGATAGGGGTTGGACATGAAGCAGTATACATAACATTCTCACGGTTTTCTGACATAATATTGACAGCATTGTGTATAAGATATTGTCTTAACTCATAATTGTTCATTACCTTTCCATCAATGGTGTTTGTTTGAATTTGGCACCGTGGATTATAATCTGTAAACTGTCGTCCATCTGACATTTTATAGGGGTACACTTCAGGTACTTGCTTAGTAACACATGAATCACAGGACATGTTTTTATTCTATGATGATATTAATTTTGCACATTTTTTTGATTCATGATTCGTTGTATGAGCTCAACCTTTGTACCTTTTGTTGGCTGACCAAGCTTCTTCAGATAATTCCTAAGGTCATCATACTTAACAGCTGATAGCTCCAGTTCTGTCATCTCATCTATACTTTTAGGAACTTCCTCTGGTTGTACAAGGCTTGCATCATCCTCAATGTGTGTAAGGATATCTTTGATTTCATTGCTGGTCACACTTACCTGATCATCTTCTTGATCTCCAACAGGAACCTGATGGTATTGAGTAGATGTGTCTTGGACAACACATACCTGAGGTGATGCATCGGGTACAGTTGTTGATGCAATCCTCTTTTCTAGGGACACAAGTTGTGTCTTGATATCTCGTACCTCATTCTGATATTGATTCAGCTCTTTGAACAGATAATAGAGGTAAACTGTGATAAATACTGATGACAACAGTAGAAGCATCTGCATCTTAACATGAAAAGACATAATTGATATTTATATTGTAACATACTATATCATGGTCATTTTGAACACATAGAGAGCCGTTCCTTGATTTCCATTGCATCCTCTATAATTTGTTTGTCAAACCCATTCTTTAGTAGAAGATTCAGTGCAATGTACTGCCTTGAGACACCAGATGTCAACTGGTAGGGAAATGTAATTGAATTGTCTTTGATATTTACCTTCATCATCATATTGTTCACTTTGTTTGGAAACTCTTTCTTCAACTTTGTCAGGTATAAGTAATGTGTGGTCAGCATTGAACATACCCTTAGATCTTTGACTATATGTTTCATAATAGCATATGCACCAGCAATACCTTCAACTGGATTGGTGCTATTAAAGATTTCATCTAATCCTATAAATGCAAATTGGTCTTGATTCAAATTAGTCAAGACATCAATATTATATTTACACCTATACATTTCAGCTTCAAACAATGACTCTTTTCCCTTACAGTCAGGTATATTGATCTGACTATTGATAAAGTAGAAAGGTGTCATGGAACCAGTTGAAAATGACCCAATACATAATGTTTGACATAGAATGACATTTGTCAATAGAGATTTCAATAATGTGCTTTTTCCACCAGCATTCGGTCCAGTCAGTATACAATGTTGAGCATGTTTTGACCCTAGAAATATATCATTTCTAACTGGGTTGTTGATGCATGGATGCCAAAGGTCTCCAAAATCAATGCTTGGAATATCTGAATCTACAAATTCCACAGACTTGTACCCCTTACTTTTAACCTTACATATACTCAGAAGAGAATCAATTAAATAACATTGATTGATAAATGGAATGTAATTGCTTATTTCTAGTTGCTTGAATACCTTTAGATTTTCACCAAAATTTGATACAAGACTAAAGGACTTTGGGATATGGTCATTAAAGTAATCTATTGTATGAGAAATATGAAATGAATTCTCATTTTTCTGGACAAATGTTTCTAGGTAAGAACCATTCCATAAGATGTCTACTAATTTTTTCCCTGACTGAATGAAAGCTTTCAAATCTTCTATCTTATTGAATAACATCAAGCTTATTTTGTGAGATATCTTTGCAACCTCAACACTGTTAAAAACTCCTTGGAAGTACAGAAGTAATGATAGCAATAATGACAAGTATCTGACATTTGAGTACCATGTTCCACCTTCATCAGACAACATGACCCCAAACAAAGCTTTTAAATACCATAAGAAGTTGACCTTGATCTTAAACTTATATATTATTACTAAATAAGGCAAAATGAAGTATATTAGCGGGGTTAATATACCAATGAGTGGAGAAGCAACTATTTTATACATGTTCAAGAGTGTCAATGCAATATCACTCTTATTAAAGAACCCAGTCAACATACTCTGAAAGTAAACAATTTCATACAGGTCTGATATTTCATTTTGGTCACATGAGAAAAGCCAGAACAAAGCCTTTTCCTTGTTGTGTAAATCTTCAAGTAGTAGATCAATACTTGTCTTGTGCTCATTGTAATTCTCAGTTAGCCTATGTAAATGTTTAGATCGTTGATTCAAGAGGGTTATGTCTGATATTGGGTTCTTAATAATATGTTGAAGAAATTCCTTCCCTCCATATGTCTGTGTACAATCAATAGATGTAAATATTGTTTGTGGGTTGCTGTTGTATGAATCAAACAGTTCAATGTCTGCATACACATCCCTACCAACCTCACAAGATGAAGTACAAAAACTCGGTTGAAGTTCTTTTGGAAAAGAAATGAGTTGTTCGAACTTGATTGATTTATCAAATTGTTCAATCTGTTCTTTGCAATCTTTGTCTAAAAGGGTTTCCCTTAGTGTTTTTAGGATGTCCATCTTGAACATACATTAGACAACTTTGACCAGCTTTTGTACGACCAACCAATAAAACATTACCCCAAGACAGATAAAGAGAAGCAAGAATATAAAGTCAGCAGAGAATATGGGAAACATTGCACTATTCATTGTGAAAAGTAATACCTGAAGTATAACTTGAATTGATATAAACCTAAAGATATCATTAATCATAGGTACATATTCTCCTCCAAATACCTTGGTTACATTCCACTGGAAAATTGACGATTCCATTAGGCACTATTACTAAAAATCCAGAAAATAAATATCAAACAGTAAGCATGGTGAAGTCACAGTACCTTGAGTATCACGGCATGCTGTATGTTCTTGACAAGGAATATGAAATGGACCAACTTTGGTTTATTGTTAAATTAATTCATGAATCCAACCTTGACAAAGAAACTATCATAGCTCTTTCCAAAGTCTGGAAAGCTAAGAAAGAATATCAATGTGAATATTCTCAAGAGACAGAAGTAATGTTACAACAGGCACTGTCTACTTATGAGCTTCAAGGAACTTTATCATTCCGCCCTTGAACTCCTTGACACTCTTTTCCATGGTTTTCCTAGACATCAGTTTCGGTTTAGATTTACCAGTGAACTGTTTTGGCTTGGGTTCCTCCTTCTCCTGGGATTTGCGTTTCTTCATAACATATTCTACACCATTTTTTGCAAGTAGAAGTGAAAATGGGATAGCAAGATTTCGTAGTTCAAGTAGAAGCGAGCCACCATATTGTTCTTTTTCCATTTATTTATAGACATGAAAAATATATTTTGTATGCTTTCAGTCTATTACTCTTGAAAATCGTTGATTTCAATGTTGTTATTGTTGTCGGTGTCATCATCAGGCGCTTCTACTGGTATTTCAAGATTAAAACTATTTTTCAGTAATTGATAAAAGGAAGTGTAAGTGGCTCTGTCCATTATACAGTCATCTTTCCAGTAGTCTTTTAGTTCATTAAAGATATTGTCAATCCCATCATAATAGGTTTGTTCATGAGGTTGCACTTCTGTACATACTTGCTTGTTATTTGAAATATATTCATCAATTGAGTTTAAAGCCTCATCAAGTGAATAGTTTTCATCCTGAATAACAATGTTGGGAATGTATTCTGTTTTTTCTAATGCTTGGCGAAAGTTCATCATATAAGGAACATTAATTTACAGTTGCTTATATACTGTTACAATAATGAAACCAATTCTTTTTATCCAGAAATCAAGCTGTCGTATTGGACTTTCAACAAGTGAGAAAGTAGAGCAGGACTCAACAAGTCCTAACCCACTTCCAATTATCTCAAACAAGGTTAATTATCATAAATGGTTTGAAGAGCATGAAGAACAAGTACACTCTATTATGTCTTACATCATTGACTACTTGCAGTATTATGGATTTGGTTATTCAGTAGGGTTGTCTACCGTTGAAGGACTTTCAAAGTATTTATATAACACATCATCTTGTGCTCAGAAGTCATTTTATCAGAATTTGATGCGATAGAATATGAAACCAATAAATGTAAGAACAGAAAGTAATAACATAATGAATATGATACATACAAGGGTAAGGATGTATGGGTATAACTCAGAGTAAATGAGGTTGATAAGTGGTACAACAAGTTTTTTCCTAATAATGACCTGTGTTTCCTTTTTTCCTACTTCTTCAGCAACAAGCTCTATTATTTTTTCTGTAAGTGATTTGATTATATTTTGCGACTTCATAGTACTAATATATTAGAGTGTTTTCACTTTTGTCCTTAGACACATTCAGTAAGATTGCGTTTTCTTACACTTGTAACTTATCACAGCAACATTAAAATGGAGTTGTCACAAATCAAGTTATGTTCACCCAAGAGGCATGGGCAAGGACTTGCTTGTAAGATTAAATACAAAGGTAGTCAGCTTCAACTAGATAATGTTCAGATCTCTGTTTTGTCAGTGAAAAGGTTAGATGAGCATATATACCTCAAAATCAGAGTTCCACGCGATGTAGCCAAACTTCTAATTAAAATTGAAAATTCCATTGTCAAACTCTTAGAAGAGAACTCTGATGAGTGGTTCAAGGGGAAGATTGCTTCACATCTCCTTGAAGAATACTTCCAGACATCTATCCAACATGACAGGGTTATCAAAATGAAACTCATTAATTTACTTCCAGAAGATGATGATATGATTCAGCAGAACATTGGTAGGTCCTTGAATGTATCACTAGCCTTAGAGTACATACAAGTTTTCAAAAAGCACTGTATACTGTACATTCGTCCAACAAATGTCCAAGAGTCAGATGCATTTATCAATGATGGCTCAGATAGCGACATTTCTGAAACCGATTTAGAGCATATCAAAGCTGACCTAGTGAACAATATGTTACAGAGAATAGATGGATATGTAAATGCAGTTACTAGAAATCTGATGCAAGTTGATACTATCAAAAATGAGCTTCAGGCTGTAGACAGTTTAGATGAGTTGCAAAGTCTAAATGACCGCTTGGAGAATATTTTACTACAATAATTTTATTACCCTATAGTAAACTTTAGACCTCATGGCAGATAATAGTTTTGCAATCCGCCTGATCCTGATTCTTATTGCTGTTGTGATTCTTGTTGTCCTCATAACCCAGTACAACAAGAATAAGAGTGTTGAGGTCAAGAGTGTCCCGCCTCTAGAAAAGTTTGAAACATCAAAGCCAACTGTACAGAGTGCTGGTTCTAATGTGAGTACTACAATTGTAACACCTGACAACACCCCGCAAAATGAGGTACTACCATCAGAGCCACTTGCAAATGAGGACTACAAGGCTGTAGACTTTCAAACCACAAGTGCTACATCTGGAGAGTGTTTTCCTAGGGATAAGACCACTGTAGAGGATCTACTGCCTAAGGATGCTGCAAACACTACATGGGCACAAGTGAATCCTGCAGGACAGGGAGATGTGAAGGACCAAAACTTCCTGAATGCTGGACATCATGTAGGTATGAACACTGTCGGGCAGACTCTCAGGAACCCCAATTACCAACTCAGATCTGAACCACCAAACCCAAAGCTCAATCTCTCACCATGGAATCAGAGTACAATAGAGTATGATAGCTCAAGACGCGTTTTCGAGGTTGGAGAGTGTTAGATTGTGATGTATGGCAGTACATGGGTCTGAGAATATTTTTTGCAATTGCCCTCTTTTGTCAATTATCATTATGATAGAATGCCCTTGAATGAATAAATCATATGCATCATTGCAAGCTTTTCTTACTGTATCATTCAGATCATAAACAGTGTAGTTGGAACCCAAGAAATAATAGATGACATCCATTTACGAATGTACAATATTTTTGAGGTGGTAATCCTAACATACACATGAAAACGATATAAAGAAGGGTGAGTGATGATGCTACATGGACAGAAGCACTCACATAGTTGATAATCGAGAATTATTGTTGTTATCCCTAGTTAGGTTCTATAGCAATAGCTCGCATGTTGATGTCATACGACCGATAGTAGAGGGTCAGTCACGAATATCATTAAGGTTGATTGATTGGATGGTATGCAACTACAGTAAACATCATGGAACTATGCTAGTAAGACAAAGGGATAATAATACAATTCATTTCAATGTATATTTGAGTTACAGATCTCAACTCAAGGCTTATTCAAAACAATTGTTTGATCCATTTCGCCGAAGGGAGAGGATTAATTTCTTTTTTGGTCCTGAAACCAGTATAGAAACAACCATTGGACAGTTGAACTTTTTCAGATGGCTCATACAAAATGATATATTACCATTTATTGAAGAAAACATAACTGTGATTGAAGCGGATATGTTGAGTACTCAGAAGAAGAATACACAAAAGAGATCTTGTGAACAAGTAAAAAAAAAGAGAAAAGAAATTTCTCGGAGTTATGTTCATAGTGTAAGCAAATACCAAGGAACACATAGGATTACTTTCGACTAAAAAACAAAGACAATCACAATAAAAATAATGGAATACTATATATAATGCCAAAACAGATCGGAAAAGATGTGATGTACATCATGGAACTTGTATGGAAAGGTTTTAAAATTAATACCAAATTAAAGGAATGTAGTGACAAAAGTGGGTGTCTTGACCCTGACATGAAAAAGTTCATGGATACTAAGAAAGCAGAGACACTAAAACTATTAGAGAGTCTTGGAAAAACTAAAACAGAAGCTGCAAAGATAAAGATTCGTGACAAGATAGTTAGTAAAAGTAAGGAGATTGATGAATATACAAAGGCTTTCAAAGGCACTGACAAGTTTGCTAAGCAGTATAAATGCCAGCTTAATAAATGTAAGAGGCATATTGAAGCAACAGTAAGTTATATTGATGAGCTATTGTCATTTTCAAAATCTTTATTCAAGGGTGAAGACTTGAAGACAGTAACCTCTCTACAGAAAAAAGTCAAAGACCTCCAATCTCATATTGATGATCCAAAACGATTTGTTGTTATGCAGAATGATTTCGCAAAATTTCCAGCTCTCCTTGAAAAGCTGTAACATAGGTACATAGACCAGATCTAATTGCACACTTTGTAATCGGACATTGACACTACTCTGGAAAAATGCATAAGAAAATATTTTCTTTTTTTGTTTTATCATAAAATATCACAGTCACTACAATTTATGTATATCTAATGTATTACTCCATGTTGATTGCCTTTAGAAAGTTCTCAAAGTAATCCTTATACTCTGGTGAAATTCTCCAGCTATTCAATTGCAACTCGGTATCAAATATCTCTGACAGAGTTGATGACAGATCTTGATTACGACTTTTCAAGTATGATACAAATCCCTCCAGAATAGCCTTCTGGTCACTGGGGTCGGTCACAGCTAGGTATTCTGGAATAGCAAACATATTCTCATCAAATATGTCATCATCTTTTAGTTTTAATAGTACTCTGTACATAATCCATTCAAAACCACTTTTGTCAACCAAATTTTTCTTCATGTACTGTGAGCGTGTCAAGTTCAAAGACCACCTTGACTCCTTAGTGGTTATTTTGAAACCTCGTCCTACATACTTCATAAGACGGCGTAGGATGAACTTATTTCCATTAAGAAATGCCTCAAAATATTCGTCTCTTAAAATACCTTTTTTGTTCCTGATATCCTCAAATGTGGTGTTAACAGGAACCACACCTTTGCCAGAATAGAGAACTGAACAGAAGCTTAGGTCAAAGTTACCTACTACTGTGTGCAAATCTTTCATATCGGGTACTGCCATCACATCAATAGATAACTCCTGTCCTGACAGCAAGTACCTTGCAATAATGTTATTTTTACGGAAGAATGAGTCATCATATGGTGTAGCAAGGTTACAATCCATTAACTCTAGACCCATCTTGTTTATGAGTACTTCAAGAATACCAGATACATTGCTTGCATGAACATAAATATCAATGTCATTGATTGCAAAAGCATTTGTGAGTGTTGCTAGGATGGAACCACCAGCAATTACTGCACCAGCATGTATCAAAGCATTCTTCAAGCTTTGGAAGTGTTGCTCGCCAGAAGCACCGTATATTTTTTGCAAAAAGTTTTTGAGTCCTGATTCAACAACATTTGTCGGAGTGTTAGCATCAGCAATTTGTAAATTCTGGAAGTCGATATCATGCGCGTCCATGTTACCTTCAGCTTGCTTAGCCACTTCTAAGTAGGTTTTGAAGCTTATCTCATTTTCATTTTTTTTTAAAATTCAATTCCTACTATACCGTATGATTTTACACTTTGATCATTGATGAGTGATGAACACTATAAACTCCACTACATGTTCAAAAATCATCATAATATGTATAATCTGCAATAAGATTTGCACCTGCCAGTAGTTTATCTAAATGTCTTGTTGCAACTAGTCCTGCAAATTCATTGTAACCGCCCAAAAACTTACCCATGATAAATATCTGTGGTACTGTCTTAACATTGGTGTAGTTCACAAGTTGATCTCTCAGCCTAATGTTGTTGGTTATATCAAATTTTTGGTATGGTATATTAAGTTTCTCAAGATCATCTAATAAAAGATTACAATACTTGCAACCCTGCTTACTAAATACCACAACAGGATATCCTAGGTACGCTTCCATTTAGGATTATTATCAACTATATTCTTATACCATTTTTGTTAGGTGGTAATGCATGAAACAACTTGAATTTTACCTCAAACCTTGACTGTTTGGTGGTAATAACCATTGCATAATCTTCAAGGACATTCTTTCCATCCCTGATAAATGGAGGTATTGGTCGAATAGAAGTATAAGGTATCACATTTACAGATACATCAATCCCTGCATTTGCAAGCTTCTTTTTCACAAATTTGAACTGGGTTTCATCAACAGTGTCTAACTGGACACGCAGACCTTGTCCATTCTCAGAGTATAGAAGCAGTAGTCCTTTACAAAGGATATCAACAAAGAACAAAAAAAGGTCATATGGTTCTGATAATTGATGAAGACATAGGTTTACTGGGATATCTTTCTCATTTTTAACAAACAGAAAATCTATCATTTCATTTATAGATAGTGATGTCATTCATATGTTCTACAGTGTGAAATATTTTCCTAGGACTTGTTTCAAGTCATCATCAACTGTGTCCAGTGGAGGTACAATCAACTTAAAATAAATGTAAATATCTCCTCTATCCGTCATACCAGTGTCTTCATGAGTGTAAGGTAATCCCTTCCCTTTTACTACTTGTACTTTGAGCCCAGAGCTATATGGTGTTTCAATCAACTCGTTATCAAAATGGGTAAAAATGATAAACTTTCTTGTGTAGTACTCCAGCAAAGAAATTTCAAACTCTGTATATAGGTCATACAGGTTTAGTACTTCATCAATATTATAGAGTGGGTGTTGTACAATGTTCAATTTTACTAGAAGGTCCCCCCTTACATTTTCACTTTTATAATCACCTTTCCCCTTGATTTTGTATTCTTTCTTCCAATTCATCAATGAAATGTATACCTCATCCTCTTCTGATACATTGCTCTTATACTTGTAGACTCTGTATTGTATTTTTTTAACCTTTGCATGATATAAGTCATCCAGTGTAACATCGAGTGTGAGTTTCAAAACTGGTACAGGTTTAAAAACATCAATCAATCCATTTAATATGTCAGTTAAACTATCATTCATTGCAGGAGTTGTATAAATTGTTTCTAAACATGATATGTCTACTTCTTCATTTTCTGCAAGTGTGTTACATAGGTAACTATATGCTTCTTGTATATTGTTAAATTCATCAGAATTTATTACATTAAGTTTGTCTGGGTGATACTTCAATGCAAGCCTATGATATGCATTTTTGATATCTTTAGTAGAAACTTTAGTAAGTCCCAAAGTTCTGAGACTTGTATAAATTTTCTTACAATCTTTCATATCTTTTCATCAAACAGTTTTGGTCTTTATGTGTGTAAAGGAAAGCTACAAATTACTCTATGTGCTGTGCGCAAGAAAAAGGATATAAGAAATTTGATATTACTTTTTACAATGGAGAATCGTGATACAAAGACACTTATCCTACAGTCTGGTAGTGAAGGTCTCAAAAGTAAGCTCAACAAGACAAGAAGAATTAGGTCTGCCCCATCATCAGTAACAAGTGATGAAGTTTCAGATAATAGCAGCACAATCAGTAGTTCTGATGGCGATTTTTCATCTGAAACAGATAGTAACCTATGCTACAGTATTCTAAATCAATTCCTAGTATCAACACAATCAAGGGATGCAAAGGAACCAAGGAACATTGTAGATGTGCTAGAGGACATCCTGAAAGAACTACAATCACATCGTAGAAAGTAGCTTGTTGGACTCAACAGGTATCTTATGTATGAGAGTATAGTGACGGTCAATCACTGAGCATATGTAATTGTATGCTGCCTGAATCTGATTGTGTGATCGTGCACCAGTTATAATGATACACCCGCTCTGAAACACAGCAATAGTAACCTTTTTACATTGACCATCTCCAAAGCCAATTCCCTTACCGTTGCACCTTTGAGTGCATGTACATAGACCAGAGACATTATTATTAAAAGCCTCATTGTAATTGTACTGAATTTTAACCCCAGGATATGTGCATGATTCAAACGAACAATATGTCTGGTACTCAGTTCTCATAATCCTATCTAACACTTCCCTTTTAATCTTGAAATTTACTGAGAAGTCAGAGTTTATGAGCCTGATATCATATCCACTAGACTGAAGTTCTGCTTGATTTTTACAGATATCTAGACTAGAAGTCTTGATATGTTCAACCAAATAGCTCAATGCATGCTCGCCATGTGTGATTGTTTTGATACCTGTCATCTGGATCTTTCCGTTACAGAAGACCTTCATATTGACAGTTGACATTCCAGACTGAGACCTAAGCCGTAATAATATTGTAACCTGATTATCAAACCTTTTAGTTTCCTTGCGCTTCCTTTTCGTAACAGATAATTTCCTATGATATCCCTTGTAAAATGTAGTGCTATTCTTGAGTCCGTATTCTACATACAAGAAACCATCCTCTTTGTCATTGGCTATGCTGATTGACTCAAATAATTTCTCAGCATTTATCTCAGTACATGAAAGCTCTGCAGTTGCCGTCATTGTGGAAACCTTGATGGGAGTCGGTTTGATATTGTCATATTTGGGTAACTGTCTATCAATCATTGTATCCGTCATCGTTGATAAGTACTTAACAATCTCTTAAGTGGTATAAAAAAGTGATTGTCTAAATCAATTTTCTTGAAGCACTTAAAAGCGACATATGCTTACAAGTAGTAAGAATGGCGAGCAAATATGTTAAGCTTGACCACAGAGAACATGTCTTATCTCGTCCTGGGATGTATATAGGTACAGTGGAGCCAGATAGCTACAAATTCTGGATCTTCAATGAACAAACCAGTGAATTTGAAAAAAAAGAAGTGAAAATTGTGATGGGGCTATACAAAATATTCGATGAAATTATTGTGAATGCAATAGATCATGTCAGCCGTATGAAACAGTCTACAATGAATGATTCACACCCTGTGAAAAATATCAAGATAACAATCAACAAAGAGAGTGGGCTCATTTCAGTATTCAATGATGGGGATGGTGTTGAAGTATCAGTACATCCAGAACATAATATTTACATTCCAGAAATGATATTTGGACATTTGCTGACATCTACTAATTATGATGATGAAGAAGAAAAAACAATTGGGGGACAGAATGGAATAGGTGCCAAAGCATGTAACATCTTCTCAAAATCATTTACAATTGAGACAGTTGATCATCGTAAAAAAAGGATATATACCCAGCAATTCACAAATAACATGACAAATGTGACAACACCTGCTGTGAAATACTGTACCAAAAAGCCATACACCATGATTACATTTATGCCAGATTATGCAAGGTTCAACATGAATGGACTTGATGATGACACATACAGTGTATTCTTGAAAAGGTGTTATGATGTTTGTGCACTTACAGGTACTGAAGTATCAGTTTGGTTAAATGGGAGTAAGCTTGAGATCAAGAATCTTGAAAAATATGTTGGAATGTACTCTGATTCTAAGACCAAACCTGTTTATGAAAAAGTAAATGACAGGTGGGAAGTTGCAGTAGTTTGCAATGACACACCAGGATTTGATCAGATGTCATTTGTAAATGGGTTATGGACACAAAATGGAGGAAAACATGTCGACTACATTACAAATCAGGTTGTGAACAAGTTACTTGAAGTGGTGATGAAGCGCAAGAAGTTAGACATCAAGCCACAGCATATCAAACATCACATGTTTGTATTTGTGAATGCTACCATTGTGAATCCAACATTCAACAGTCAAAGTAAGGACTACCTAACTACGCCTGTCAGCAAGTTTGGTTCCAAGGCTGAAATTTCTGACAAGTTTATTGAAAAGTTGTGCAAAACAGAGCTATTCAACAAAATCATTCAACAATATGATGTTACTGTACAAAAAAGCATTGAAAAAACAGATGGTAAAAAGACTACAAGAGTGTTGGTTCCAAAGCTTGATGATGCAAACTTGGCAGGTACTAAACACTCGCATGAGTGTACTCTCATCTTGACCGAGGGATTATCTGCAAGGACTATGGCTATATCTGGTCTATCTGTAGTTGGGAGAGATAAATACGGTGTTTATCCCTTGAGAGGGAAGATATTAAATGTCAAGGATGCTACACTCAAGAAGATTCAAGAGAATGAGGAAATTACAAGTTTGAAGAAAATCTTGGGTCTTGAACACAACAAGACCTACACAGATGTATCTAGCTTGAGGTACGGGAAAATTATGATTATGGTGGATGCAGATGATGATGGATCTCACATCAAAGGCTTATTATTCAACATCTTTCAAAGCATGTGGCATAGTTTGTTTGCCATGCAAGGATTTCTTACATGCATGCTGACACCAATCATCAAGGCTTCCAATAAAAACAATCAAATTCAGTTCTATTGTATGAGCGATTTTGAAACCTGGAAAAATGCCATTCCTGATGCAAGCAGTTGGAAAATCAAGTATTACAAGGGTCTTGGGACAAGCAATGAATCAGAAGCCAAGGAATACTTTAGAAGTATGAACCAGGTAACATACAAATTTGATAAAGATGCAGATGAAGCTATTGATCTGGCATTTAATAAGAAGCGATCAGATGACCGAAAGACATGGCTGATGGCATATAACAGGCAAACAACATTGGATTACAAGGCTAGGGATATTGGATACAACCAATTTATCCATCAAGAGCTCATCCATTTCTCGAACCGTGACTTGGAAAGGTCTATACCTCATTTATGTGATGGACTCAAAGAATCTACACGCAAGATCATGTATGCATGTTTCAAGAGAAAATTGTTCAAGGATGAGCTGAAGGTAGCACAACTTGCAGCTTATGTGGCAGAAGTTTCATCATACCATCATGGAGAAGCATCACTACAGCAGGCTATCATTGGTATGGCACAAAATTACACAGGTAGTAATAATGTCAACCTCCTCATGCCAAATGGACAATTTGGTACACGCGTACACGGTGGTGATGATGCAGCACAACCAAGGTACATCTTTACATTGCTCAGCCAATTCGCAAAATTGTTGTTCCGTGAAGATGATTTGATGGTACTCAATTTCAAAGATGATGATGGAGTACTCATTGAACCTGAATGGTATATGCCTATCATACCTCTAGTTCTAGTTAATGGATCTATAGGGATTGGTACTGGCTTCTCTACAAACATTCCGTGTCACAACCCCGATGATGTTGTCAATGCATGCAAAGATATTTGCAATGCTATTCCATACCCTCTACAAACTCTTGATGATGTTGAAAATATCACAGAGTTCATTCAAACAGTTGGGATCAATTACTTCAAGCCTTGGTACAATGGTTTCACAGGTGAGATCATTGAAACTAAGCCTGGAGTATACATGAGCCAGGGCAGATATAGATGGATTGATGATCAAACTGTCGAGATTACAGAACTCCCAATAGGGACCTGGACAGATACTTATAAGGAATTCTTGACGGGTTTACTCACAGCAAATAGTAAAATATTGAAGGATTTCAAAAGCAACTACACAGCAGATACAGTAAACTTCACTCTAAAGTTATTTCCAAATGCCCGCAAGGACATTGAAGACAAATTCTCAACAGAGTTCAAATTGTCAAGTGTAAAAAATCTGAACTTGAACAATATGCATCTTCACTCATCAAAAGGTGCCATCAAGAAGTATGACAAAGTTGCTGATATTTTGAGGGAATGGACACATGTTCGGCTGGTCAAGTATGCTGAGCGCAAAGCTTCACTAATAGAATCACTTGAAACCAACCTACTTGTACTACAAAGTAAAATTAACTTTATCACTGCAATCATGTCACAGCAGATAAACTTGTTTGAGATGAGTGTTGATGATGTGAACATATGGCTGGATGCAAATAATTATTACAAGAAACAAGATTCATACGAGTATATTACATCAATGGCAATCACTCAACTAACAAAACAAAAAAGGACTCAATTGGAGAAGGAGCTTGCAACATTGAACAATACTATTTCAACATTGAAAACAACAAGCATTCAATCTATGTGGCTAAAAGAGATTGATGAATTTCAAGATGTATGGCAATCATACTGCAAGGTGAAATAGTGATGCATCAGATTTACACATTGCTACAAGTTGAGCTTTTGTAACAGAAGGACCATACTTTGACACTGCTTTTTTCATGACAGAATGAATGTTTTCAGTAACCGATGCCTGGATCATATCAATTGCTTTTGGTGAAACTCGTCCTATAGTGTCTGGATATTGTTTTTGGAATTCTTTGATTGATGCTTTTACTTGATCAACAGATACAATAGTTTTATAAGCCCCGCCTGCAATGATAGGGAATGTTGATGGTATCTCAGCTCGTGAGAGCTCACTCAGGTTACTCTGGATAGTAAATTTTGAAGGATCAATAGCTGTGATATCGTGATATGACTGACTATCATTGCCCCAGTATTCACTAGGTAAGACAGCGCCCCCAGTTTGACGCTTAACTTTAGGTGGTACATAACATATTTTCTGGCTCAAGATGTTAGCTTGGATGAGGCTAACCGTTTTGAGATGAGTATCTGATAGAGTCTTGCATTTGCATGCTTGAAGGACATACTTGGCATTACTGAGAATGTTAAAGACAATCTTGTCAATGAGATGGCTATATACAGGTTCAACAGACTTGACTTTGGGAGGCATTTACTTTATATCCACATATTAATTGTATGAAATCAAAAGATTTTTACCTTCTACATTTGTTGAATCAATCTATAAATTTTATACTATAACAGCAAATGAGTAATCAACATGAGTTCCAAGCTGAAGCACTGAGGGGTATCCTTCAGCATAATCCTCTGGCTCATGTATTTTTTAGTCATGAAAACATTGAAAAACTACAGCAGAACATCAGATACATTGTATGGATCAAGTCTTGTAAAAAACATATAATCGATAGGCAATCAGATGAACAATTGAAGATTATTATGAGGTCTATTTATTTGCAACACTCAAAAAATCAGCCATTAAACATCACAGCACAAGTTGACGAATTAAACATCAAAGTGCTCCACTTTTGTGTACCAAAAATATTATCAGAAATTGAAGGATATTTATCCTACAGGAAACATATTGAAGAAGGGTATGCACCAATGCCTCGTAGTCAAAATGTGAATTCAAAAGGTACAAAAGTGTTGGAGATGCGGTCTTTCTGAAAATGTATAATTATCTTTGATAAAATCAAATGACTGCAAAATCATATATTGGAACATTAATCTGGTGCTCAACCCTCATTGTGATATCGTTAACACTAATAGCTCTCATGTTTACAAGTTTGCTACCAATCAAACTTTATCCATTCATCATTACTCTCATCATAGGCTTAACAGTCATAGCATCTGTGACTATGTATCAAATTGTTTCATATGACAAGCGTATTAAAGAAGAAACATCACAATGGCTGAATCAAAGGCTTACAAATATGTCATGTCCAGATTATTACACCAGATCAAACAATAACTGTGTGAATTCGTATGAAAGCAGTGATGGCTCGTTGAAATATTCAATTACTTCGGGCTCAAACATCAGTCTATCTAAGTATAATGGTAAGCAAATAACAGATGTTTGTAAGTCGTTTACTGCTGATGGGTATGCTAATAATGTGTATGTAGCATCCTCAAACATCATTCCGTGGACTTTCTTGAATAGTAAGTGCGACTTGGTATGACCACACCACATATAAGACTACAACAAAATATACACTGCATGGATGGATTGAAAGCTTGTGCTAAAGATGTTCTTATTATCAATGGAAATGATGCTACAAGAAGATACATTATTGAGCACTTTTCTGAACATACCATATTACAACCAGATTACAATGCTCCTGATACAGGAGTATTGCTGAATCAACTCCACACATTCATCCACACCAAAGGCATTATGTTCTATTTTGATAACTTGTTCAAAGTAGTATTTATTGATAGTGGTGAAGAATTTGTTTCCAGGTTCTCTCTTGTACATCTCAAAAAACTCATCAGTGAAACAACAAATTTACAACATGTTAAACTTGTCATCATGTGTAAAAAGGTCCTGGCATCAAAAATCAGCAAATTGTTTGAACAACAAATCAATGATACTCAAACCCTCGACAATGATACTTCATTGAAAGGTATCATTAGCAAAATGCTTACTCAGTCACCTCCAAACATGAAGAACATTTATCATTCTATCTCGGTTGATGCTCATTTAATAGCATACACATTCTTTACAAATAAGCACAATATTGTTACAGATAAAGAGAACCTCAAAAAAATATGCGCTGTATACTCATGGACAGATATCCTAGATAATTATGCTACAAAATCTAATGATTATTTCTTATTTGATATCAGTAATTTAGCAAGATGTTATACATGTGTATTGTCTAAAGATAAAACTATACATAGTAATGACTTCAAAAATTCAAACATAGCAGCAATCACAATCAGATTTTATTCTAGTGGATCAAAAATGAGACCAATAGAAGAACAAAATTGGCTGTCACGAAAAGAGCTACTTTTTGGATTAGCTACAAGATTCATCACTATGAAAAAAACCTGATGTAGTATATAAAATGGATACAACAATTGATAAGCTTAAAAGTAGGTTCTCATCAGCCAAGTCAAATACAATTATGATTTCAATCTTGATTATGATTGTTGTAGCTGTACTGGCTGTTGTTTTGGTTTTTATTATCAAACAGTTTGCATCAAGTGGCTTACGACTTACTAACCTAACTCCAAATACAGTATCACTTGTACAAGCTGGTAATCTACCAATTACTGTACCAGCAAACAAACTTCCATCGACAGTCCGAGGTCAAGAATTTACCTTTAGCTTCTGGCTATACCTAAATGATGTCTTTGAGACTAGTACAGACCATAGAGTCATATTCTATAGGGGTATGGCATCAGGCAACATGACCACAATTGACACTCATTCAAACCCAATTGTTATGATTGACAAAGCAAACAATGTTTTGTATGTTGCACTAAGTACAAACATTGTACCAAAGAGTAATGCACTACCACTAAATGATATTATCAAACTTGGTAATGGATTTCTTGTCGGGCGTGTTGATTACATTCCTTTGCAAAGATGGGTTCATTTTGGTGTTGTAATCAGAGATAGTTCACTCACAATTTATATGGATGGTGATATCTATGCTGTAAATACAACAAATGATATTATCACAGCTGATGGTGTCCGACCCCTTATTGCTGGCTCATCAGGAGATATCAACATTGGAAACCCTGCAAATACTATCAAGGGATATATGTCAAAACTAGAGTTTGGCAACTATGCACTTTCTGACCGTGAAATGAGGAAGCTGTATTCATCGGGTCCATCACCAAGTTCATTCATGTCATATTTTGGAATGGGTAACTATGGTATTCGTAGCCCTATATATAGCATCAATTGATAGCTGGCTTTTTTATCTTGGAATATTGTAAACTTTTGATGGCACAAGTTGGTTTTTTCTTATCAGCATTAGAGATTGTATCTGCTCTTGTAGCCATTTATCTTGTTCATATGCTGACTGTATGGCTAGCACAACGAGACCAGATCACCATTCAAAGTGTTTACAGTAAAAATACAAAAATGAGTATCCCTTGTTTTACAGGATTACTTGACTCAACTACCCCCAATATTCGGTTTAATACAACTGTGCCCACAGCCTCCAACTACCTACCATTGAAACCTTCAACAAATACTAAAGGAGGTGCACAGTTTTCATATAGTTTCTGGATAAACATTTCAACAGCATCAACTGCAACAATAGCAAATAAGGTCATTTTCCTCAAAGGACTGGCAAACACATACAACTTTAAAACTACACAAAATGTGAGTGGAGATGTCACAATTCATGAAGCAGAGCACCTTGTATATTGTCCAATGTTGCGGTTTGGAAACAATATGAACACAATTGAAGTCATATTCAATACCCTAGCCAAACATGATGATAAACTAATTATTGAAAGTTCATCAGATGACACATACAGTCGTAATAACCTCATGAGTATTGTTCAAGGGTCATGGATGATGTTTACAATATCATTTGAGGATAACATGCCAATCAACGATTTTGAAAATGGTGTTATTGTTCGATTCTATATGAATGATGTACTTTACAAGACAGGTAAGTACAAATCAGCTCTCAAACAAAATTATGGTGATCTATATATGTTTCCAAATAAAGACCCACTTATTGGAGTTAAAGTGTCTGACCTCCAATACTTCAATTATGCTGTGAGTCTGGACGATGTGATTGCAATGCATAAAGTAGGTCCAAACCTGAAACCATCAGAACTATATTTGACAAAATACACTGCACAAAGTGTAAGTTCATATAATACTCTTGATATCTACAACTCCTGATAATACTTTTTCTCGGTAATAATGTAAAGTAATGGCAAATAGACAAACCCTTCAAGATACAATAAATAGTGTCAAAGAGAAGAGCAGAAAGAATAAAGAGAAGTATGATGCACTTTTAGAGTTTGCAGAACTTCTTGGAAATCAATATGTAGGGGCTATGACCATGATTATTGATATATCTTCACTACTAAAAAGTCATTATGAGCTAAATAAAGATCTTATCAATTCTGTATCAGAATATGCAAAACTTAAAGAGGCTACATTAAATGAAATACATAAGGTCAATCAGAAGTTCCTTAATAATGACGCACTGAGTGTTATACTTGGAAACAATCAAAACAATGAATTTACTGCAAAACTCAAAAATCTAACTGAGAAGTATCAGAGTTCAAAATTCTAAAATAACACATTCCAGAAAAATTGATAATAAGATTTTGAACAGAATAACAATAATTGATAAGAAACATTGACTTTAATGATGAAATCTTATTTTGAACTCATTATTGGTTGTATGTATAGTGGTAAATCTACAAGGCTCATGAGCATTGCAAATGAATTTGAGAAAAATAATGTGAAAATATTACTAGTCAATCATTCAAGTGATTCAAGGTATGGTCAAGATAATGCTATAACAACACACGACCTTTGTAAGAAAAAGGCATTCATGTGTCCAAAACTGATAGACATTATAGACACGCCAGAATATAATCAAGCAAATGTTATACTCATTGATGAGGGTCAGTTTTTCACAGATATTGAGGATGTCATCAAAGATATCCTCAATACAACAAACAAACATGTGGTTGTTGCAGCATTGAATTCTAATTTCAAGATGGAGCCATTCAAACATATTACAAACCTCACTTCCCGAGCAGATAGTATTGTTTATTTGAAAGCAAAGTGTGCATTTTGTGATAACAGTGCATCATTTTCAATGCGTACATGTATTGGTGATGTTGAATTTCTTGTAGGTTCCAATGATATGTATGTACCAGTTTGTAGGCTCCACCATGCTGTCAAGTAAACCCAAAATGTCTCCACAATACATATAAGATTATGTTGCATTACTTTTCTTATCATGAGTACAGTACCTGCTAGGCGCGGTAGGAAACCCAAGGCGCAAAAAGTAGAAACTCTTGAAGAAGTAACTAGTGCACCAAAGCGTGGGCGGAAGCCAAGGCAGATTGCAGCTTATGATAGTATCAATAATGATGAACCTCTCATCTCTGATGATGAAAACATTGTTTTGAAATTAGATATTGTACAACCAATAACTGCAGGAGACATAGAACAACCTGATGCATATACAGCATCAGATTCGTTTTTGTCAAGACCATATGAGATAGAAGATGAGTTAGATGTATTTGACCATAAAAGCCCATGTGGCAATCGTGTTGTTGAGTTACTCAAGGATTTTGAGAAAAAGAATATGCAGAATGAATGGCCTAGTACTACATCCATACATTGTTATTGGTGTTGTCACAAGTTTAATAACACGCCATTTGGTATTCCTGTAAAATATACTGGTGATAAGAAATTTCATGTTTTTGGATGTTTTTGTAGCCTCGAATGTTCTGCTGCGTACAACATGACACACTATGAGAGTGTTGATGATATGTGGGAGCGTTATATGTTACTTAATATGTTATCTCAACATCTAGGGCAAAAAAGGACTGTTAAGCCTGCACCAAGTAGATTGGCATTGAAGGCATTTGGAGGACATATGGAAATTGACGAGTTTCGTGTTTATTGTGAAACAAGTAAAGTCCTAAATACAAACTTTCCTCCAATGATGACCCTGACACAACAGCTTGAGGAAATAAATGACACAGATATAAGTTCAGAAATGCAGTATATACCTATTGATACAGAGCGTATCAATAGGTATAAGGAAAAACTAAAGTTAAAGCGTGCAAAACCTGTGACCAATTACAAGAATACTCTGGATCATGCTATGAATTTAAAATTTGCAATTTAGATACATAATACAAGACCATATAAAGACATACATTGTGATATTTGCAAATGCCATCAACCCATACTGTTGAGGTTAAGACCGTACAAGCAAGTGCTATCAAGGTGCTTGTTGAAGCACTCAAAGAACTATTGACAGATACAGTTATTGATTTTGATGAAAATGGAATCAAGATTATTGCCATGGATACAACACATACAGTTTTGGTACATTTAAAGCTAGATGCATCCAAGTTTGAGTATTACACATGTTCCAAGAAAGTGTCCATTGGTGTGAATATGATGAACTTACACAAACTGATAAAAACGATTAATAGCAATGATATCCTTACACTTTTTGTTGAGCAAAATGATATCAACCATCTAGGAATCAAAATTGAAAATGGTGATAAGAATACAAAGACAACATACAAACTTGATTTACTTGATCTTGATAATAACAAGATATTTATCCAACCTGCAGAGTTCAACTCAGTGATAACATTACCATCATCAGACTTCCAAAAGATTTGTCGTGACATGCATAACCTTGCAGAGTATATTGAAATCAAAAATATTGGAAGTCAGATTATGTTTACATGCAATGGTGATTTCTGTAACCAGGAAACCATCATTTCTGACAGTGATTCTGTAAAATTCAATGGTGTACAAGAACCATCAGAAAATATTGTACAAGGTGTTTACAACCTGAAATATCTCGTTTTGTTCACAAAATGTACAAATCTTTGCAACACAGTAGATCTATACCTTAAAAATGATTATCCTCTCATTGTGAAGTATGATGTTGCATCATTAGGTGAGATTAAGCTATGTCTTGCACCACAGCAACAAACGGTGCAATGATATTACTTTTTCTGCTGTTCAGAAGATATATTGTCTATACTAGACTTATATAACAGCTCTCCCTCATAATTCATTGGTAAATTCCAAAGTGATGAATCTGATAAACAGTGATTTGATACCCATATTTTTACAATACAGAAACTCTTTTTTGGGCTAGTGGATATTCCATTCACAAGCGACATCTTTGTAGCATCGTGTAGCAAATGGTCAGTGAGTAAGTGTGAGGCTAGTGTATTCCAGAAATTTGGTAGTTGACTTTTCAAAACTTTTAGAGATAAACAACCTCCTGTGATATTGGACTTGTCATCCCAACATGGGAACACATGCTCACGCATCAAGAAAAACATAGCTTTAGAAATATTATCACCTAATAGGTTGTCGACTGCCCAAAAATCTTCAGCAGTTGATAAATCGCATAATTTTATATAGCTACTCATTGTCCAATCACTTTGTTGTGGATCATGGAAGTAAAGGCTCCATGTGTCATCAAGATAATGCATCATATAGTAGTTACAAAAGAACAACATTACTCCCTTTATATGTGTTCTGTTCTAGTGTATCTGTATGGATTGTGATTATTGATGTATCTGGATTTGTAAGGATTGCCAAGAGTGTGTAATAGTCAACATGTTCAATCAGTGCTATCACAGCAAGTTCTCTAGCACATATACACAATTTTGTCATGAAAGATTTCAATATACAATTACAAAATGCTGTGATGTCATATTTGTTGTTTACAATTACTGTCAGGTACTTCTTGTTAACCTTTCCTGGGATATACGATTTCTCTGGCTTTTGTGTAAGATGTATGATACCATTTGCATATGTGACAATGAAAAAAGTATCACGAAAGTTAGAGTGTGCAATTTTTTGCATTGCATGGTCAAGAGAAATATTATATGATGTGTTACTCCTTTGAACAGTGTAAAAGAGATATCGTTTGATTTTTTCAAACAATGTGATTTCAAATACTACTTTCTTTCGGAGAAGCATAATGTCAACTTCTTCAATCTTAACAATAGAGTTATACACTTTGTCACAGAATAGTGAAAAAGGATCTGTATATCGCTTTGCTATCTGATTCATCAAACTCATCAGTGTATATGCATAAGTATATTGTTTGATAAAAAAGTTTTTTATCAAAGTGCGAAACATGGTATCTAGCAAATAAAATCCACAACACTTTGATATGTTTATGTCTTTGAATAAACCCTTATAATGTTTTTGACATGACAAAAATTGAAATGCTAAATCAAAGAAATTTCATGTTGTTCATTTGTCAAATCAATGAAACTAGAAACTCTTTCTTAGATTTGACATACTTGAATATTTAGATAAACTCTTTCCCATAGAGAGTCTGTAAAGTTTCCATAAGACAAATAATGCTGGTATGTATATTACCAATAAAACCCATAACTTCCCTATTGTATCATATGACAATCCTATCATATTACCTAGCCATACAGCAATAGGACTATCACCAGAGTTATCTGAATTTTCAAAGTAGTTCAAGATACAGCGATTGAATAATTGCCATTGAACCAATATTGATAAACAAACCAATAACCAAAGTATCAAAGTCTTTTTATTCCAACTTGTGACTGCAATGTAAAGGAAGAAAACTATGGCTATGATGTGTAATATCATAACAAGTATCATTACTTTTTATTCTTGCAGTATATATTGTTTGATCCGTATAGTGTTTTTTCGGTTGCATTCCACTTAGGATATACTTTATTATTTTCTCTTTCTATGTAAGTTCCCATGATGTAATCCATAAAAACATTACCACCATAATTACATTTCATCTTTTCATGATGTAAATCGTGAAACCTTCCATCAAAATATAGTCCTAAATCATAACCACAATGTGCTGCAAGTGTTTGGACTACCCCAAAAATTCCAAAAAACATTGTAAATGCAGGATCTGCACCAATAATAAAAGGACCCAAAAATAAAGGGAAAAGGTCCCATATTATGACTTCTAAAGGATAAGCATCAATTGATGCAAGAGCTACAGGTGCAATATGTCGATGATGAAATTGATGGATATTTTCATATATAAACGGAAAATAATGCATCCCTTTATGGATCAACCAGGAACTTGCATCTGCAATGAACACACATGCTATAAATCCTACTATGAAAAGTATAAGTACTTGTGTATTTAATACCATACCTTTCATTAAACGATATGGCATAACATATATCCAATACAGATAAAGTATGGGAATACAAATGAATACATATACTAAAATAACACGAATCAAAATATTTTTATATTCTTCATCAGATGTACATGTATCTTTTTGGATTTTATGTCTTTCAAACATCCCCGTTCTATCAATGTACCAAAACAGAAAAGATATTACAAAATAAATTATTGTTAAAGATGATACAAGAACTTTGAAACTGTGAATGTCATAGATATTCAATTTGACAAAATAGAAGTATAATAGAACTAATGATAACAAAAACACAATGTCAGTTATATTCATTTTGATTAATATAGAGTATTAAATTTTTAGAACAACAATATAGAAGAAACTTTATTTTTGCAATTATAAAAAAAGTGACTGCCCCACATTACAAACAGAAAGCACTTTAAAGAGATGTTTACAAGTTAAAAACAATGTCATCCACTATTCTCAGCAAACTCAGGAAAGACACAATCACAACTCTCAGTACCCTTGGCATAGATGATATTGAGAAAATTGTTCAACAGGCAAATAAAGCATACTATACGACAGATTCACCATTATTCAGTGATGAAACATATGACACAATCATTGACTATCTTGCAACCGTATACCCAAACAGTAAGCAACTTGCTCAGGTTGGTGCTCCAGTTGTAACTCGCAGTAAAGTGACACTACCATTTTTCATGGGTAGTATGGATAAAATAAAGAACGATGATAAAGCTTTAACTGTTTTCAAGACTACTTACAAAGGTAATTATATACTAACTGATAAATTAGATGGGGTTTCTGCAATGTTACATCATGATGGGCATAATTTGTATATGTACACTCGTGGTGATGGACAAGTAGGGCAAAATATCACTTCTATCATGAAATACATCAAAGGAATTCCAAAAGTAAATCTGTCCAATGTCACAATTCGCGGAGAATTGATTATTTCAAAGATTGACTTTGAGAAAGTGAAGGATAAAGGTGCAAATGCCAGAAATATGGTTTCAGGTCTGGTAAATGCCAAAACTCCAGACCTTTCATTGTTACAGCATGTCCAATTTGTTCCTTATAGTGTCTATCAACCAGTGCTGAAACAAAGTGAGCAATTCAAAATGATGAATAAGATGGGGTTTAATACTGTTTACAATCAAAAACTTGATGGCAACATGTTGAATGTTGACACATTATCTGCTCTATTAATGGAGCGTAAAGATTGTTCAGCATTTGAACTAGATGGTATAATTGTCACACATGATGAAGTATACCCAATAAAGGCTAGTGGAAATCCAGTACATGCATTTGCATTCAAAAGCATTGTTGCACAAGAGGTTGCCAAAGTGACAGTGACAAATGTAGAATGGAACACTTCAAAAGATGGATATGCTATCCCTGTTGTATTGTTTGAACCTGTCAAATTATCAGGCGTACTGATACAAAGGGCATCTGGATTCAACGCTGAATTTATCAATAAAAATAATATTGGTGTAGGCTCACAAATCACAGTTACAAGGAGTGGTGATGTCATACCTTATATTGTCAATGTATTAACACCATCTTCTACTGGTAAAGCGTCCCTACCTACATGCGCCTACACATGGACATCTTCAGGAAAAGATATCATCATCCAAGGTGATAGCAAAGACCAGCAATGCAAGGTACTTGAAAATTTCTTTACAAAAATGTCTATTGAACGGATTCGGGCAGGAACGATTACAAGACTACATAATGTTGGACTTCACACTATAGGTGATATTTTAAGAGCAACAGCCAATGATTTTGCCAAGGCAGATGGAATCACAAAGCAAACTGCTGTCAAGATGGTAGACAGTATCAAAGATGGCATGAAAAATGCAAACATAGTTACCCTCATGGCAGCAAGTAACATGTTTGGGCGTGGTTTTGGTGAAAAGCGTATCAAACTCATAATTGATACTTATCCACATCTTGCACACTCAAAAGTGATTAGTAAAGAGGAATTGACAAAGATACATGGTATTTCAGAAACACTTGCAAGTGAATTTATATCTGGGCTTGAAAAGTTCCATCAATTTATCAAAGTTGAACATCTTGAGCAGTATACATGTTATGAAGTCAAACAATCAACTTCAAAAAATACATCACTGTCAGGTCAAGTCATAGTGTTTACTGGATTCCGTGATAAGGAGCTAGAGCAGAAAATAATTACAAATGGTGGCATTGTTGTGACATCTATAAGCAAAAAGACTACAATTGTTGTATCAAAAGACCCTCAGAGTACATCTGGCAAAGTACAACAAGCCAGGGAGCAAGGTATCAAGATCATGTCAGCAGATGATATAACTAAATATATAGATTAGAGTGAAAGTCATTGCGCTCCTTAGTTTTTAAATACTTTGATATTACTTGGTCATTTACAGTTATTTCATTCTCACTTTCTTCAAGTGTCATCATCATGTTATAATGTAATCCGCTCACAATCTGATACAATGCGCGTTTTAAATGACGAACCCCTTGTTCATCATGAATCATTGATATTACCTTTTTTATTGTATCATCAGATATGTTGATGTTGATATCATCCATACTGAATTCTTTTTTAATGCTAGGAATTAGATATTTTTTTGCAATGATTATTTTATCATGTACATTATAGCCTTTTGTTACAATTTCAGTAATGCGATCACGAAGGATCGGGTCAATATTGTCTTTATTGTTATAGGTAAATATGATAATACATCTTGATAAGTCAAATTCAAGGTCAACAAAATATCTATCAGTGAATTTATCATTTTGTGTTGGATCAGTAATGTGCATAAGTTTATTAATGATTTCTTCACCTTTTGTGCTTGTACTAACTTTATCTAGTTCATCAAACAAAATGACAGGATTCATACATTGAGACTGCATGAGTATACTTGCAATTCTACCCCAAGTGGACCCTTCATATGTGTAGCTATGTCCTTCTAGGAAACAACAGTCTCTAACTCCCCCAAGGGACACAAATGCAAATGGCATATTGAGTGCTTTTGAAATACCTTCCTTTACGAGTGATGTCTTACCAACTCCTGGATCTCCTTGAATGCCCAATACTAAACCTTTGCATGTAGGGTTTGAAACCCATTGAGCCATAAGCTTCACAATGTGCTCTTTAGCATCTCTATGACCATAAACAGAATTGTCCAAGTGAGTTTGGATGTTGACTAGGAACTTTCGAATATCATTTCTTGGACTCTTACTATTGACAGGTAAAGGAGTGTATTTGCCAAATGGTATGCGACAAACGGCATTCAACCAAGATTGAAGCTTGTGATCACTTTCTGATGTTTCATACTTCTTGATTACATCAGCTTTTATTTTTGGATCAATGTCAGCCATCAATAACCTGAATCGTGTAGGGACATGTGAATCTACTCTAATTGTGCTGATTTCAGATTCAAATTCAGCAATTTTTTCCTTCATTGCATGTTTTTGGTTTCTGTAATATTCCAGTTCTTCATTATCATATAATTCTACAACTGGATTATAAAGTTTCTTAGACTTTCTCTTTTGTCTCCATGTTTTATCCTTCTCTATCCTATCTTGAACTTTGATACTTGTATCATCTTGTTCTGTGTCATCATGTGCTGTCATAGTGTATAACAAATTTAGATTTACCTTATACTGTTTTTTGTAAAAATAAAGTCATCACAGTGTGATTTTTCTTCAATGAATCAAATACTTCTCTGGAGTTCATTAGAGTATTTTCAACCTGGTGTCCCAAGGTGTAACTGGAAACACTCTATATGAAGTGTAAAAATATACAACTACAAGTTGTGGATATTGTGTACACATTGTTGTCCATGTTATAGAGTGACAGGTATTGTCTCTAAAATTTATTTAGACACATTCATCGAGTTGAATGCATCACCAATACATATTACATCCCATGTCGTTTCCCCGTACACAACAGAACATTTACCACCAGTAATCACAAGGATTGGCAATTGTTGTGAATCAGAAAAATGTGTACCATTTGCAACTTTGTCAACACTGTGTGTACATGAGCCAAGAGCTAAAGCATGTGAAGGGCATATGTACGCTTCCACAGCTGACATAGGTACTGCTCCATCAGTAAGTACATTGAGTTTACGCACAATGTTAGTTCTCTTACACTTTAGGACATACAATGGTTCTGAGGATTTAATTGATGAAAATCTGCATCTGTTTAGTGATATTGGATGTTCCATTTCATTTTACCATACAAATCTTTCTTATGTAGAACATGATAAACACATATAAGACCCATTGTAATGATGCATTTAATGAGGCGTTTATTGGTTATTGCATTTACACTCTTTTCTCAAATATGTACTGGCGCTTACATCCCCGATTTCACTGTGGCTATAACAAGCATGAAACAATGTGGAAGACAACCAGCTGAGACTATTCCAGGAGTACATGATCTATTTTTTGGAGAAGACCTTGGACGACTGAATTACTCATCATATATATCCCAATGCTCTATTGGACAACAGACATTCTCCCCTGAAAAGTTCAAAACAACATTTATTGATGTTCCAGATTGTACATTACAAATCTGTTCTGACATATGGAAATTTGCTGACACTGCTGCATCTCTTAGCCCATTAGTAACTACAGCATTATCAAAAAACAACTCACATACCATGTTTATATTGCCTTGGGGAGTGTCATGTGGCTGGACAGGTATTTCTGATACACCAGGTAAACGATTTGTTGTCATTCCTACATTCTTAGGCTTGTACAGAGTGGGTACAGTTATGCATGAATTCTTACACAATTACGGTCTTTTTCATGGCTGGAAAGATGGCAATGACTATCAAGATTATACAACATGTATGGGCAATTCAAATTCTTGCCCATCAGCACCAGAAATGAGGAGACTTGGATGGGGTAGACCTATCAATGTTCATAACAGTACCAATACAAAGATTGGTGTCAATTATACATACTCATTGCCTTGGACTCTAACATCAATTGGCAGTATGATAAGGATACAAGCAAATTGGATGACTACTGGACCACAGAATTGCTATATTGCATTTAGGTCAAAAACAGATACTACATTTGACGGAACATATGACTATGATGTCACATATGGAGTAGACGAATGGTTGCCAACTTCTGCCAAGGATAAAATTCATGTACATACACTGAATGCTGATTATGACAATGCTTACAATGATAGTTCTATTGTGATTGGAAACATACCATCCAGGCGCTTACCTGACCCAAAACTGACACTTCGTGGCGTGTTAGCTCCAATGGAAAAATTAATACTGAATGATATGAAACTGATTGTATTTGCAAACAACTTGCAACCAGAGAAACATAGCATGTCTGTATCAATATGCAGGTTTGACCCTCTCATTTTAAGTTGCTACAAGCAATTAGATGATGACGGTGATGTATTCTTTTGAAACTCACTTCACTATCACACTTTCCAAGTCTTTTACACCATCAACAAATGGGTATCTATATTTCCCACGATTTTCATCAAGATACCATTTCTTCTTTAAAAGCTTGACATATTTCCGTTTTGTGTCTTTTTCAATATATATTTTTCGTTGTATTCCAGCTTTACCACCTACAATACTAGTGTCTGGATACATTTCTTTGGACTTCATTTTCAGTAAGTCTGCATCTCGGAGGGCTAAAATTTTGAAGTATTCTTCTCCAAACATTGTGGTATGAGCTTTAATGTTTAGGTTGACATGTTTATCATCTTCATAAAACTCTGGTTCTGCATATATATTTATTACTTTCTGTTGAACAGGTTTTTGCTTGAAAATGCTTCCTAGCTGTTCCGATTTATTTAGTATATCCGCACGACCACCATCCATTTCAGCACCTCTGTATGTCTTCCAAATCCCTATCAAGCTCTTCATATCGGAATTGTAAAAAGCCCACATATTACACTTGATCACATTGAAAGCATTAGGGTTAACAAAAGAGTAATACTTTCTGTGATATATGTACAGATTTTCAGCATCTCTGTCAATATCTTTGTATTTTTTGTATTCACTGACAAGTCTTTCATACCAAACTAATCCAATCAATAATGCAAACACATCTGGTTCAACTTTATCTTTGAAAAACCGTCTAACTAACATGACTTTGTTCAATGGGTTTGCATCTGCATTCTGCATGACATTCAGAAGATCTTCGACAATATGATTATAGATAATACCTAATTGTGTGCTGATTATAAAACACAATCCTGCCAAATCATTCAGTATGTACATTTCTTTGCCTTCATAGCATGTCTTGGGGTTACGCAATGTGATAGGGTAAGTGTATGGGTCCTTGAAGTATCTAGGATACAGTTCCCCAAATTTCTGTTTTTCTGCTTTAATGAACTTATCAATCTCGTTCTGTCTTTCATATAATTTGTCATAAACACGCGGTATATGTACACGACCATAGTCAATCAATACAAAATGTTGATCATTACTGTTATACAAGATATTGCCTGTATGCATATCATGATGAGCAAATCCAATATCTTGCCCTACATCAAGTAAACAATGAACAAAGTTACCAAACTTGGGGAGCAACTGTTCAAATCCTTCTGGATGTTCCAGAAGAGCATACAGTGGTATAGGTTTTGACACTTCAGAAAGAACAAGAACGGGTTTGTCTTGAGTATTCAAATTTGAGTTAGGACTCTTGATATAGTAATGATCCTTATCAATTCTTCCATAAAAACTTCCATGTAATTTCATGAAATATTTTTGATACTTTTCATCAACAATTGTGTTCAATGCAAAATTCATAATGGAATCATTTACAATTGGGTCAGAATCAGCAGTCACTTGTACCTTGATGATAAAATTATTTGAGGAGTTTGACGGGCTAAAAACACAATACTTTGCATTTGCTGAGTTCCCTTTGAGTGGAATGGTTTCTCCTGACGGGTATTGATAAACTTGATGAAAATCATCTCTATGGCTATAGTAAGATGGCATTTGACTATACTTTGAAATAAGACAATATTCTGACAAAATATATCTACTTCACTATCACACTTTTTACATCTTTGACACCATTGATAATGTTATATTTATATTTGCCACGATTTTCATCAAGATACCATTTTTTGTTGGACATCTTTACATATTTGCGATTATCGTCATTGTCCACATATATTTTTCTCAATTTCTTTGAATTAACTTTCTGATGACCACGAGCACCACCAACTGTCTGCATCTTTTTATGTTTCATCATTGCTAGAGCATTATCTCTCTCTGCAATCATGTCAAAATATATGTCATCATACATATGTTCACTTGGTTTCAACGAAATATGAATATCTTGTGTATTATCATTGAATTCATGATCTTCTTCAACAGTTTCTGAACTGATACTTCTGGCAACTCTCAATTTCTTGAAACCAGAGAAAATACTATTTTCATCATTGTGCAAATTGCCACCCACAATAGATTTAACCTTTACACTTAACCACGCCTTGACCATATTTTTCATATGTGTGTTGTAAAATGATGACATGTTACACTTGATGGCATCAAATTCATCACGATTCATAATGCACCATCTTCGGAGTTTGTGCACAAATAGATCTTTGTTATGTGGAAGTTGAGTTTTGTAGTTATCATATTCATTGTGTAGGGCTTCATACCAGTAAAGTCCTAAGAATAATGTAAATAAACTAGGGTCTACCCGATTCCTGAGATAATTTGCTATAATCTGTCGTTTCTCATTTTTTCCTTCAACCTCTGCAATCTTTTTATTCAGCCGTTCAATATGTTCTCTGTATGGTGTAACTATGAAATCATTCATGAGTATTGAAAGAGATGCTATATCATTCAGAATGTATATGACTCTATCCTCAGTATTACCTTTTGGTATTCTTGTGCCAGGGAGGTCACAGTAATATGGATTATCAAAAAAATCCTGAAATTGACCCTTGAATTTTATGGCTTCATTTGAAAGAAACCTGTCAATATCCTCCTGCTTTTCATTATGCAACTTTGGTACATGTGACATACTGTAGTCAATAAGTACAAAATGTTTATCTTGTTGGTTATAAAATATATTATTCATGTGCATATCATGATGGGCAAATCCTATTGTATCGCCAACTTTGAGCAGACAGTGAATGAAATCATTCAATTTTGGTAATACTTTCATAAAGTCAACCCTATGATTTATAAAATCTCTCAATGGAAGAGCTTTGGGTATTTCTGCATAAACAATAGCAGGATATTCAAGCAAAGCCTCATTATTGCTATCAACAGTAGTTCCAGGTAGATGCAAATACTGATTTTGTTTATCCACCTTCACTTTGAAACTACCATAAAACTTCATAAAGTACTTTCCTAGTTTCTCATCTAAAGCACTATTAAGTGTGTAATTTATTAATGAATCATTAACAATAGGAACATTGTCATCATGGACTTGGACTTTGATGATGAAACTACCAGATTTTGACTCATAAAAAACATACTTTGAGTTGCGATAATTGCCTTGTAGTTCTAACTGTACTGCATCTGTTAGGAGTGGGTATTCATGTATAAAGTCTTGTAAACTTGTATATAGTTTGTTAGGCATAATTTACTATTGAACTAGAAATAATAAATAGCTACTTCATATTCACAAGTTTGAAAACACTTTAGTAATCAAATCTGTTCTTTATAC